CAGTCTCAAAGTCAAGTGTAAATGCTACGATAACTGGTCTATCTGTTTCTGCTGCCATTTGAATATTTGTTTGTTATATCAGTTGCTAATAGATTTAACTTCTCACAATACTGTTCAAGTGATCCGTTATTTTCTACGACATAATCGTAAAACTCATCTGCAAGATTTGTGCGTTCCTTGTCACGCTCCATTCTGTCCTTCTCAATACCTTCCTTGTTAGGCCTCTTGATTTTGACAGTAATCAAATTAAATCGTATTGGCGTTTGTTCCTTTGAGCAAAGGTCAATAAGTCCTTTTTCGTCTATTACATATACGCTATTGAACAATGTCTGGAACTGATTCCATTCTGTCCAATAATGAAAACCTCCAAACTGAGTGTATGCGCACATATTAGACTTGCTTGGCATATCCTTGTCAGAAACAAACCAATGCTCACGTCCATTTTTCTCATACTTTCTTTTAGGACGTGTTGTGTATGAAACAATAGCGTTCCATCCAAAATGTTCCTGGAGATAGAGAGAGGCGTATGTCTTACCACTTCCAGAATCTCCAACAATTGCAATAATATTTGCACTCATTACATTATTTCCACTACCGATGACTTATATATCTGTAGATTGTTACCGCCAGCAAAGTCACTGTATTTAACCTGTGCGGAACATATAATCATTTTGTTCTTTGCGCTGCTAGGAGAACTGCCATTACAGAATTTAGATCTGAGATTAGCCCATTCATCGTTCCAGATTACCATTTCTACAAGGTCATTATTTTGTTGAAGTAATACCTTACAAAATGTCTTGTTGGCACCAGTCTTTTTATCCAAGAATTTCTTCTCTTCTATTTCAACTATGCTTGCACATATTGCGACACGTTTGCCATCATAATCATCTTCCTTCACGTTTTTGAGCATTGCCCAAGCTGCACGCCCCTTGATTTTTGGCTTTGCTTCTGAATTGTCATAGATACGTTTGTAATCTATAGCACCAATACCACTGATAGCAATTTGTTGCTGGCTCCAGAAGTAATGCTTTCCACGAAGGTCTGTAGGAATATCCTTTTCCTGGATTTCAAAACCCAAATGCTCTGCTGCTTTTTGAAGGATGGCAAAACGTTCTACAACAGATTGTGCATGTTCAACCTTATCGAAACATCCAGCCAAGATAAGATGTCTAATATGTCTTGCATTCACAGGACACTTTGTAGCTTCATCTGGATTGTCTGGATCATCCCAGTATTGATACTTCTTCAACTTATATCTGAATACTCGATCAATAAAGTTATCTATAGATGTAAAGTCTCCACGAGTTTTACGCTCGTTAACAATCCATTCAGTTGCCTTTGCGCCAAGATTCTTAATACGTGTGAGCGACCAGAATATTTCATTTGTCTCGTAGTTCGTGAAGAACGTGTCTCCAGAAACATTGATGTCTGGTGCCACAATTTTTGCGTTACTACACAATTCCATCTCACTCATAAGCGTTGGAATCTGGTCATCCTTTGCCCACTGAAGAGCAACAGTATAAAATGCCGTAGGATAATTGGCCTTCAGATATGCTCCAGCGTATGCCGTTACAGCGTATGCCGTTGCGTGACTCTTGTTGAACAAATATCCACCAGCAACCTCAAACATGTGCCATATTTCGGTTGCTTGTTCTTTTGGACACCCATTTTTATCGGCACCTTCCATGAATTTACCCTTGTATGCGTCAATCTTCTCTTGTTTCTTTTTGGATATGAACTTGACAAGTTTCACACCTTCACCAAGAGAAAGACCACCTACCTCTCGTGCTATCTGCGCCAACTGTTCCTGGTAGCATAACACACCATAAGTATCTTTCATGGCATTGTACGTTCCCCAAAGATACTTTGGCTGACTATCTCCAAGTTTACAGTCAACATATATATCTGTAGAACCAGAATCAAGTGTAGCTGGACGGAACAGTGCATTTGCGGCAATCAGATCATCAATCTTAGATGGTTTCATGCTCACCAAAAACTTAGTCATTCCTTTAGATGAAAACTGGAAGACATTCTGTGTATAGCCTTGTTGAAGCAATGAATATACTTTCTGGTCATCCAGGCCGCCTTGTACGATACCTTGAAATGTTAAGTTGGTGCCATACTCACTGTTACATGTTTTGATTACAGCTTGAAGTTTTGATAGCTCTTTAATTCCCAAACAGTCATTTTTCAACAACCCCTGCTCGTCAAGAGCATATCCGTCAAACTCAGAAATAAGCATATCATCCACTTTTTTGATAGGCGTGAAGTCAAAACACTCCATATCTTTTCCGTCCTTATCGTCTGGAGTCACCAGCAATGCGGATGCGTGAATAGATGAAGAACGAGGCTGACCCATTAATGTTCTTATATCTTCAATAACTTGTGGATATTCCTGTATGAATGACTTTACACGCTTATTTGTAGCTGCAAGAACAAACAGGTCCGTCCAAGACATGTTATCGTCCTCAAATATTGCAGTTATATAGTTTACAATATTAACAGGAACTCGATGAACACGTGCAACATCTTTCAAAACAGCCTTAAGCTTCAGAGTTGTAAGAGTTCCAGCAGAAAATACACGTTGTTTACCGTCATGGTTGTATCTTCGCTCTATATACTCTTTTACCTCTTGCCTTCTGTCTGATTGGAAGTCGACATCAACATCTGGTAGCGAGCCTCCAGGACCTTGTAAATATCCATTATCAACGAAGCAGTCAATCGCTTGAACTGCTTCTGTTGATGTATGATGTTTGATACTTAAAATCTTCATCTTATTATTATGATTCTATTTTTGTACCATAAAGACCGCCATTTTCAAGATAGGTTCTTTCAAAATCAGTAAGAGCATAATCAGTGATGACCATACGCTTTGTGATATATCCATCAAGAACAATACCGTCCAAAGTTCTGCAACGGCTCAATGCGACATACAATTGACCTGGACAAAACGTCTTTGACAGATGAAGAACAGCCTTGTCGAATGTAAGTCCTTGACTCTTGTGTATGGTTATTGCCCAGGCAAGAGTAAGTGGATATTGAGTACATGAGCCAATTTCCTTTGCAACAATTTCGCCATCTTCAAGAACAAACTCGTTATTAACCCATTTGTTCTTCTTAACCTTGACCTTACGCTTAGAGTTGTCTAACTGAACCGTAATCTCATCATTCCCAATCTCAACGATATTACCAATGGTTCCATTGTAATATCCGTCAGCAGGGTTGTTTACGATTGTCATAACTCGTGCTCCAACACGAAGCTGAAGATGCAATTGGCAAGGGATAGAAGATTCTGGGAACTTGCCATCCATCGTGTAGTCAAATGTATGTGTCGGCTCACCAAGCATTTCTGTATTAATTTTCTCTACATCACGCTTATGTGTACAGATATGAATATAATCCGTATTGAAATCCTTTGCTTTCTTACGGTCTTTCAATTCGCTAAGAACATCAAGCTCTTCAGATGTAACCATATAATTACGAATATGGTTCAAGATGCCAACAAATTCAACATCAGTCTGACGGAACACCTTTGAAAGTTCGATAACATGGAAGAATGTTCTCTTCCAGACTACGGCATTAAAGAAATAGTAGTTATCGTAAAACTCATCCAGAAGTTCTTTGTCTTCCTTCTTTGCTACAGGTGGAAGCTGGTATAAATCACCAAACATAATTACCTGTACGCCACCAAATGGCTCTTTACTTTCACGAACCCATCTCAACTTTCTGTCCACTGTATCAAGAACATCTGGACGGACCATACTTACCTCATCAATAATCAGAACTTCAAGTTGAAGCAGCATTTCTGATTTCTTTTCTGTAAAACGGTATTCCAAACGCTCTGTAGGCGTAATAGGCTTGAATGGCAAACCAAACATGCTATGTAGGGTTACACCACCAGCATTAATAGCAGCAATACCTGTAGGTGCCGCAATTACACACTTTTTAGTTGTGTGCTTAATCAAATACTTAAGAAAAGTTGTCTTACCTGTTCCAGCTTTTCCTGTCACGAACATGTTGTCATTTGTGTTCTCAATCAAGTCCATGACCTTCTTCATTTCATCTGTCAAAACCATATCTTTTAATTATGATTCATTGTTTTTATTAGATTTCGTGAAGTGTAAACAGCACATCACGATTATCAAATTGTATATCATCTCCTTCCTGGAGTTCATCTGCATATAATACGATTGGGTTGTCTTCTCCATCTCGTTTTACAACAAGCTGGGCATCTTTATCAATCTTGTAAGTCTGACCATTATTCAACTCTACTTCAACATAGTCTTTTGATTCAATGCTGTCTCCAACTACAGTAACATCAGATGGGTACAAACCAGCTCGTTCTGGAAGCAAAAAGCGTTCAAAGATCAAATCATATTTAATTGGGTCTATCAACGTAATGCCAAGCAAGTAAAGTACGAGGCATCCACCAGCAGAACCACGGCCGCATCCAACAAGGATTCCATTTTCTCTTGCCCAGTTTACTGTATCGTATTGAACAAGCATGTAATCTACATTGTTTGTTGCTTCCAGTACATAGATTTCATGTTCTAATCGCTTTTTATAGACCTCTTTCTTTTCTTCTGGAACCAGTTTATCAAAACCTTCTTTCAGCAGTCCAAGGAACATTGAATGTCGGTCTCCCCAACGCTCTTTCTCCTTGTCGGTCATATCATACTGCGGCATGAAGTTTCTATCTGTTTCAAACAGAGCTTTTGCTCCATCAGCTATGACAACTGTATTCTCACAAGCATAATTAAAGATGTCTTCAATATCTTCCCACTCGTCCTTGTCAAATAAAGGCTCAAATGTAGCCCAATGTTCATCCAGATCCTTGAAATACTGGTCATCAGACTGTTCATGTGCTGCTCCTTCTGCTATCTTATTGAGGATAATCTTGTTTTTTGCATCATCCTTGTCAAGGTAATAGCAATCAGAGATAAGAACTGGAGGAACAGTACCATTGTCATATAAGTTGTCAAAGTAATACTTTGTTGACTCCAGGACACGAATGTCAATTCTTTCTGCCTTAAATTCAGACAAATCCAATTGATAATAGCAGTCATCAAAAGAGTCCAGGAACTTATTGATTTTATCTCCTATACCATGAAGCCATACTGAAGAGTACTTGTCAAACACGATAATGTTTCCTTCTCCCCTATTCAACAGTTCTACAAGATCTATAATTTTATCGGTAGAATCAACATTAATAGCTTTCTGTATTCTGAGAAGATTCTGCAATCCATTCTGTGTCTGGCAATATATCTTTGCTCCGACCTTATCAACACCATCTGTAAATGTAAGAGAATAACCAAAAACTGGTGATATTCCAGCAGACAAACATTCTTTCTGCAAGACTAAGGCACCAGCCATAGTGTTATAATCACATATACCAATCGCCTTTTGCCACAGATATTTGGCTTTCTTGACCCAATCGCCTATTGAGAATGAGCCATTCAAAAGCTCATAAGGAGTATGTACTCCCAAGTTAACAAATGGCTGGTCATGCTCGCATTTCTTTCTGGTACCAATATACTTCAAGATATTGAACTTAAATTCTTTCCTTGTGTCGTAATAATACCAATTATCGCCAAACTTAAACACGATATAGAAGATCTCTTCATCGTGTAATGTTTCGATGTTTTCTGTTGCATTGAACTTAACGTTGTTCTGCAAATCAGTTCTGAAGATTGAGCTTATCAAGTTTGTATCTTCATAATACATTTTCCCAAGCCCTTCAACGTTTACAACTTCATCGTCAAGAATTTCATACTGTATCTTATTGGCATCCAGCCATTCCAACAATTCATTGCTCATATTTTATTCAATTTATATTCTATAGGTGTTTTGAGTCTAAAAGAAAAAGTGTCAAATATATCCCAGAAATCCATACTGTCAAAGTCATCTGAAGGATTCTCAATATCTGCTATATAGACATCGAAGTAATCGTTCAATTGAAGTGATGTCTTTTTGATAGATTCTACAGCATCTCCATCATATCCTACAACCACGGTTTTTACACCTTTTGATTGCAACTTATATATCTGGACATCGGAAATCTTCTTTCCAAACGTTGCTACAACAGCTATCTGACTATTATCATAAAGATTTAACTTCCTGGTAAGTGCAATTGCGTCAAACACGCCCTCTACAATTATTACCGTATCTGTTTCATCTTCTATAACCGCATCATAGTTATACAGTAATTTAACGAAGTCATTTTCTGTACTATTGCGGTATCGCATAATCTGATATTCTCCATTATGTCTTGCCTTTCTGTTGTATTCATCTATCTCTTTTTTATCCCATGTATGACGTGACACATAGCCGACAACATCTCCACAATCTATGATAGGAAAGATGACATAATCATCAAACTTGAAATTCATACCTCTTGTGGTTCCTACTGGGAAATAATCGTAATCATCTTCAGTAAACCCACGTTGTTTAAGGTATCTGTTTCTATGTGTCCTTTTATATCCTTCTGGCATATTGACAACTGAAAGCGAGTCATCTATTTCTTTATCGTCTTCTTCATCTAAGAAAGAAAAACGATTTTGGATATTTGACTGGTCGAGATTAAACGTGTCTGTTACGACAAGATCTTCTCGACCAATGTCTTTCAGCAGCTCGTTAAGCGTTCTGGTTGAATGGCCGCAAGAAAAGCAATGCGCCATAAACGTTTGCTTCCTGTCTGTAGGCTTACCAACATAAATACCGTATTTGCCGCCTGTATGCCCACAATAAGGACATACAGGAACAACTAGGTTTTTACCACTACCATCCAGTTTTGCGTGCAATTCAATTGTCAGCTCGCTTATTATATGCTCTTTTTCTTCTTTACTCAATTCCATATTAACTTACCAATCTTAAGTTCATTGTCCTTTCTTTATCATAGAATTTTTCATTCTCATAATCAGTAGCAATCTTAATAGGATCGCCCTTCTTAAAGAATCTGGACTTAGCAACATATAATCTCATAGTGTCCTCTTTCATTTCATTGTCACTCTGATTAAGAGTAATCAAATGTGTCATAGGACGTGCAAGACCTTTTGCTTCTGCACAGTTATACTCTGTCAACACCTTGCTTTCATCGTTTAAGAAATCCTTGTTTTCGATAGTTGCCTGGTAGGTTACAACCATCCAGACATTCTCTTCTCCAGCCAAGTCTTTAAGGTCATTTGCCACTGCGATACGTCTATGTCGCTCTCCATTTTCACTCCATTTACGTCCACTGGAATCAGTCAACAGGTCCATAGAGTCTATGATAACAACATCTGGGTTATATCCAAACAGTTTCTTGTATTCTTGAATACCATTCTTAATATCAAGAGTTGAAACCTGGTTGGCAAACTTAGGATATGCTCTTACTTTCAATGTTCCAGACATGGCCTTAACCAAATCTATCATTACGGCAAAATCTCTATCCTTAATGGTGCCAGTATTGTATCTGAAAGAGCTACATTCTACAAGGGAAGCAGAATAAGCGTCAGTTACTTCATCCTTAGATCCTTCAAGCTGGAAGTGAAGCACATTCAAGCCATCCATTTGGGCAGAGCATTTACCAACCCACCTTGCGGCATGACTCTTACCAACTCCTGTAGGTGCCAGAAAGCATGTCAACTGAGTTCGCAAATCTCTTCCAGCATTCATTTCATCCAGACCATCAATATAGAACCTTGTTATAGGCTTTAATTTTGATTCCTGGTTGTGCTTCTCTCTGTTTCGTTTGAATCTTGACTCAAATGTCTCACCTACATCTATGAATTCATTCTGACGTAAGGAGAATTCATTCTGCCAATCTGCAAAACTTGACATGAGTTTGAATGCTTTTTCACTTTCTTGCTTGGCATAAAGCTCGCCTATCTCTTTGAATGTCTTCTGGAACTTTACATTTCTGAGATATTCCTCAAACTGTTCTAGAATGACATCTGCTTCAACACCTTCAGCACAATCTTTTATATCATTAAGCAGAGCAGTTACCTCTCTGTTCATAGACACGATTTGGCTTATGATGTTAAGTGTAGGGGCCGACTTGTGTTCTTTATAATACTTTCGCAAGTAAGTCTGGAGTGACTGGAAATCTCGTCCTGGAAGGTAAGAATTCTCCATGTACGTGCAAACTAAACCGCAAACGTAATCATATTGAAAACAACCGTAGTATAGCTCAAATAAGAAGTCTTCCGTTAAAACGTTACCTTTATCCTTTGCCATATTTTTCAATTCTTATTCTGTACAATTCTGGATATTTGCGTTCTGTCTCCTTCATACAGTCCTGTGCGTTTGTACACATATTGCATGTTTCTGAAAATGGGGACCACATCAGAGTTGAAATTTGACAGATTGCATATCCAACTTGCGTATTCAAACATCTTTTTTTGGTGCTCTCCTCTGCTTCCATATAAATGTACTTTGCTTGAGGATGCTCCTGTTTTTGTTCAGATATTAAAGAATTCAGATAGGCTCTTGTAAGCTGTGCTTCAGATAACCATTGGTTTTCCATGAAGGTTTTCTCTCTGGATGACATTTGCTTGTATTTGTCCAGAGCGGTTTTTCCGAATACATTAGGAGCCAATTTTTGTTGAAACTGCGCATTTCTGTTCTTATGAATCTGGAAGATACAGTAATCAACAATGCGTGAAGAGTTAATGTCACCTCCACACAAATTAGAGAAGTCCTTTATCCACTTTGATAGTTTTTTGTTGGTAGCCCCTCCATTCGGGAATTTGAAGGAGGGGTCAACCAAACGTTTCTCTATTTCAGTGTATATTGACTTGATCTGCTTAATTAGTCGTTCTTCGCTTACCATCTCTTGTCAATAGTTTCTGAAGTTCCTTTCGTGCCAAGAATAAACGACTTTTAACTGTATTAATATTGCGAGATTCTAAGGCTCCGTTCTGGTATTCAAATTCCGCAATCTCTTTAAGGTCATAACCTACAAACTGGTAGATTAATGCTCTTTTAAGTTGCGGTTTTAAACTGTCAAGTGCATCAAGTATTTCGTCTCCAAAATACTCTCTGTAATTGTCAACAGTTATACCATTACAACCACCTTCATGTTCTACGTCTGAGAGACATGCGGTAGGATATGATTCTATGTCATTGTCTCTATCCTTCATGTTTTCTCTCTTCTGTCTCTTTTCTTCAATCTTATATACGTGTCTTTTTGTCACGATATGCAACCACGTATGGATTGACATGGAGGTGTCGTAAGTCTCTATATAACGGTACATATTGGCAAGGACTGCGTTATAGTTTTCTTCCACATCACATGAATGATATGTGTAGTCAATGCACAATTTGTATATCATATTTTTATATGGTTCAACATACTGAGCAAATAATGCTCTACGTTTCTTTGCTACTTCATCAGAGATTCCTCTCCCTGTGTTGATGGAACCGTGTGTCTTTTCCACGCTTCTCGAACGTTTAATTTAAACAAATGATCAACGTTCATCAATTTGTGGATCTTACAATACTGCTTCCATTTATTATCACAAGAGATAAAAAACTCTCTAACTTTATCATCGGAAGGTTGAGGAGTTTGTGACAGGAATTCATAAAAATCCCCAAGAATAACTCCTAAATTACTAACGTGACTTGCGTTCTGTCTTTGTTGAACACGCCTCATTCTTCTTGCTTGACTCATAAGTCTATTACTACAATTAAAGTTTATATTTTCTTACATAATACTTGAAGATGTGTGTTGCATCTGCCATATTATCATCACATGGTGTGATATTCCAGCGTTTAATGCAATAAGCAATCATCTTCTCCTTGTCAGCTTTTCCATCACCAGTAGCCCATTTCTTTACGGTGCTAACATTTACAAACTTTGGCTCTGGGAGTCCAAGCTGGGCGCATATTAGGAACAATATGCCTCTAAATTCAGATAATTTGCGCATACCAACGAACTTGCCTTTAACATTTACGTCTTCTGCGACAATCAATTTGATGTCATTCTTTTGGATAAACTCTTTAAGAGTGTTGTAGAACGAAAGATGTTGCTCTATAGCGTTCCTTCCAGTCTTCTGAGTAAAATTCCATGTTCCAGCCTCGTGCGTACTGTAGTAACCACAGTGAGTTGCAATATCAAGGCTGAGGATATTATCACGTGTTATTGCTTCTTGGTTCTTTTCATCTTGTTCTTTAGTCATTTATATATGAAACACCATTTTGTTTGTTAACCACAGTTCTGTATGGGTAGCCTTCAGCAATATTGCCGTGACTTACAACGAGACTTGTGATTTCTAATTGATTAAGGGCCTCGAAGGTATTATCAAGACCACCTTCATCACACGCATCAAGAATCTCATCAAGAATAAGAAGGTCAAGGCCCTTTCCTGGGTCACAGTTCAAGTTGGTCAGCTTGTGCATAGCCAATATGCTTGCAAGACTTACTCTAGTCTTCTCTCCTTCTGAGAATTTTCCAAATGATCCGCAATCAACTCCATCACGCAAAAGAGATATTGAGATCTTATCACGTACCTTTCCGCTCTTCAACACTGTAAATCCAGAGAATTGAATGCGTATATCACTTCCAATAGCCTCCAGGAACTCATTTGTTATATGTCCTAAAGCATCAATCTTCGAATTTGCAAGATGGGTCTTAAACTCAACGAAGTAAGCGTCCTGTTGCTTTAACTGATTCAGTTTAGACTCAATCTCATCCTTATGCTTCACAGCGTCTTCATATTCTTTCTGGCATTTCTCCTTTTTGGATTCCATAGATTTCAAGACATCTGTTTCCGACACATTCAACAAGTCATTGTTTGCATCCTTAAGAGACTTGATGGTTCCTTCTGCATTTTTGACTTCTTTATCTAAATTAAGAATAATATCATCAAGCTTGCCTCTTTTACTGTCAATCAAATTAAATGCTTCATCCAACATATCAACAATAAGGTTGTCAATGCTCTTCTCAATATTATCAACCTTAGCGTTCAATTTAGTCAAATCAACATTAAGGTTTGAAATTGATGTGCTCAATTTATTGATATTGTTTTTAGAATCTGAGAGACTGGCAAACAGTTGCGATTTTTCAGACGTAAGCTTATCACTCAATGCACGCTGAGATGACTTGTCAGAATCACAGGTGTCAAGTGTTTTGTAATTGTCGGAAATTGTATTGTCAATATCCTTAATCTCACCTTGTCGGTCCTGTAGTTTTTTTCTTACGCCATCAATATCAACATCGTCAGAAAGTGTGAACTCATGCTTACACTTAGGACAAACTATCACTCCAGCAAGCTGCGCATTTAATGTAGCTACATCTTTTTCAAGGTTTTGCTTCTGGGATCTTAAACTCTTTATGCTATCTTCAACAGATTTGATGTTTGCATCAATATCATTGATTTTAGCTTGAATCTTTTCAGATTTTGTACCATAAGTTTCCATGAACTTGTCGTACTTTGTTTTGAGTTTAGCGTAATTAGCTTGCTCCTTTTTAAGAGATGATTCTTCTGCCTTCAAGGATTTCTCAATTTCACGACTGAATTTGGCGGTATCTTTCAACTCTTTTTTGTAATCATCTGCCTTCTTTAGGTAGTCGTTTCTCAAATGCAGCTGAGAGTCTTCAGAACATTTCTTGTTGTATTCTGCAAACTTACTGACGATAGACTTATAACATTGAGACATGTCTAAATCCTGGTCCTTATCCAGTCTTTGGCATTCATCATCAACATCATCAAGTCTGTCATACTGAGAATTCAATTCTCCAATTTCAGACTCTTTCTGTCTAATCAACGCTCTCTGTTCAGCAATGAGTTTCTTGTTGCTTTCAATCTTCTCTTCTTTTGTCTGTTTGTTCGAAAGAGATGTTTGCTTAAACTCATTTATCTGTTCAGACAACACATTTACCTGCCCTGTCTTCTCAGAAACCAACATTTGAGCTTCGGTCAGTTCTTTTGTAACAGGTTCTATGTCTGCATGCAGGGCTTCAATTGCCTCATCTACAACGATACCATTGCTAAATCTGTTGATAATTTCCTTCTTATCCTTATCAGAGCTGGACAGAAACGACTTGTACTTGTGCTTTGACAAGATTATGTTTGAAAAAATCTCATCCTTTGTCAGACCTATTTGGCGAAGTACTTCTTTGTTGTATTCAGCAACAGAAGAACATGGCAATTCAATCTCTTCACCAAGTTCATTCATTGTAAGCTTTATTGTCTGGGCAGACTTTCTGAACAGGTGACGCTCAATGGTAAAGATTCTTTCTTCATCAAGAAGCGTAATAATAATCTCTGCTTCATCAGCGGCATCATTGATAATCTCTTCTGCTGACTTAATATCACGCAATACATCTCCAGTCAGACCGATAGAGATTGCTTCAATAAGAGCAGACTTACCAGAACCGTTTGAAGGCTGAGAGTCATTATCCATATTGTTACCAAAGATCAGTGTTGTATGCCCTTGCCCAATTGTATAATCAAGCTCCTCAAAAGCACAGATATTTCTTGCCTTTACTTTTTCTAACTTCCACATACCTAGCTAATTTTTTCGAGATATTTCAATCCAAGTTCAACATTTGTGTTTCCCTTGCTAATACAGAACTCTTTCCATTCATTGACAATTTCATGCTTGTCATACTTCTTGTCAAGAGCATGGCTGGAAACCTTCTGTGTGTCAGTTTCAATTGTATCAATCTCAACTTTTGTGGCACCAGCGGCAATGAGTTTTTTCTTGTCAATTGTCGACTTTACAGTACTGTCACAGCTAACTCGTAGCTTAACCTTATACTTGCCTTCCTCTTTGATTTGGTTAAGTTCTGCCAACAAGTCATCATCAATACCGTTTGCAGGTACATCAATAACTTTATAGCGAGTATTAACTTGATTCTGGATGAATTCAGTGGTACCGTCATCAAACAAGATTGTATAACCCTTCATCTCATCTTCTCCAAAGTTTGCTTGTCTTGAAGAACCAATATACTCAATATTTGTATTCTTGATTTTGGTTCTATTGTGATAATGGCCTACAAGAACTTTGTCAAAGTCTTTAAATATCTTTGTTGGAAGTTCTTTCTTACTTGGAGTTGCAAGGGCACCATTAATGCCTTCATGTATGTACAATATATTATTGTTAGAAGGATTAAAGTCATTTTGAACCATGTCTTCTAAACGCTCAGTAAACGAACCGTCTTCTGGGAAGTAACTCATTACATATAGCGTTCCATTTTCTCCAAAATCAATTGGCATATAATCATCTACAACAAACACGTTCTTGTATTCACTGAAAATGTGACTGTAACCGTATAGAGATTCTTGATCTATCAAATCGTGATTACCTTCAGCTATTGTCAATGTAATGTCGGCATTACCAGCCTTGATAATAGCGTCTCTTACAGCTAACAGAACATCAAGTGTTTGAGAAGAACGAGACTGCCATAAATCTCCACCAATAATAATATCAACAATACCACGTTTCTTGCATATATCCAATGCTTCATCCCAATTCTTCTGAAAGTCTTGAAGACTATCTCTAGAAACGTGAATGTCATTAATCAATAAAAATTCGGCTTGTTTCATGTTACTATATTTAAAAAGGTGGCTCATTTTTATATTAAAGCCACCTTTTATATTAACAATAATTATCTTGTTCTTCGACGCTCTGGACGTGCTGCTCTGCGCTCACGTGTACGAGGTACGGCTGGCTCATTGTTGTCAAAATTGTGCTCACCACGACTATGACGGCCACTGTCACCAGACTCCTCATCATCGTCAGAATTTTCTGGTTCTGACTCTGGCTCCTGTTCGTCATCTGTAGGATCGTCTGTTGGCTCATTCTCTGGCTCATCAACAGGATCCTCATCTTGATAGTCATCTGGATCATTATCACCAGCATCCTTCAAACGCTCCAGGCAATCCTCAATGTCATTGAGCAGAACCTCATTTGACTTTCCACGAACAACCTTAACGGTTATGTCTGCGTTATCGTCAATATACTCACGAATACGGTCACGAAGAGCGATACCCTCGGTTGACTTGTCAGTCTTTCCTTCAGACTTATACTTCTCGTAGTAAGCCCACATTGAGTCGATGTCGTAGCCAATCTCGTCAGAGCCATTGTCACCATCATCGTCAGAATCGCCATCCTTGTTCTTCTTGTCGAAAGAGAATGATGATTTGTCATCAGCTGGAAGCTCCATCTTGATCTTGTCAATAACGTCCTTGATCTCCTTGCTTGACATCACATCCATCTCGTTCTTCTCATCATACTGCTTCAAGTACTCAATGGTAGCTTCAAGATGGAATTTGTTGTAGCGATATGCTGCATCTGGAATAGTCTGGGTGTCAAACAAAGCCTGGCATTCCTCGTTTGTCAAAGGCTGCTTACCAGAAAGGATGTCAACACTGATAGTGTACTTTGTCTTTCGGTTCTCAGTCTTGCGCTTGATCTGTACAGGGAAGGCATCTGCTGGAGAAGAAATAGGACAGCCGACATTTTCACCATTCTCGGTAACTCGCTTCCAGATTTCGAGCTTTGCGTCTTCCAACTCCTTGTATTGTGGATAAGACATAGAGAACAACTGAATTCCATCCTCCTTCTTCTTAAGGTTGTAGATGTACATCAAACGCTGAGAATCCCACTTCAAGCCACCTTCAAAACCAGATTTCTTGATCTTGTCAATAAGCTTCTCATCATCACCATACATCTTTTCAGCTACCTTAAGGTACTCATCAATAAGGTCAACTGAAATACCAGCATAACTTGAGTGACATACGTTTACGAAGAAATCCTTATCACCCTTCTTTGCTCCTGGCTTAACAAGACGAAGAACTTTCGTCTTAATTGGGTATTCATATCCCTTGCGCTCCATCTTGCAGCTTCCATCAGCTTGCTTAATAGGGATAAGAGGCAAAATACGGATTGAATACGTTCCGTCCTTGTCAATACGGAAATGGTTAGTCTTCTGGAAACTTGTGCTCTCATCAGCACTCTTCTGAAGAGCCTCCTCATAAGTCTCCTGCTGCTCCTGCATCATCAGAAGCGGATTAAATTTTTTGTTTTCTTCCATTTTAAAAAATGAAGTTTAATTATGTGTGAGAGGAAGATTATTCCACTGATCGGTATAAGCACCTGCCCAAAGTTCCTTCGCTTCTGGAGCGTTAATGTCACTCTTAGGCTTGATGTCAATTCCCCATTCAGTTTTGGCATGATGAACAATACTCTCTATAACTTTGTTCATCTCACTTGCTTTTTCATTTTTCAGATCAAAGTATTCAAACTTTTCTCCGTTCGGAAGATGACAGACATGAATTGGTGCGTACACCTCTTCAAAATATCTGTATAGTGCATTTACTTGTGGGTGCCCTGGAAGCTCATCAGAGATTTGCTTAAGAACTATTCCAAATAAATACTTCAAATTGTTCAGAGACCTGTTTTTGGTATCGTCCATGATCAAGACAGTATAATCACCATCTTTCAAATTTCTAATAGCCATTTGAAGGTCTGTTTGTGTTGCCTCTGCGTCTTGCACAATGAGGCGTGCCTTGCTATGTAGCATAGCGTTTATTTTTAAATTCGGTTGCAAAGATACACATTATCAATTTAACTACCAAATTTTTCTGCAACTATTTTATGTTAAAAAATACAACTATCTAGTTTACAGATATTTAGTATTTTTGTAAAATATCGTATTGACACTACATATCAGATAACTTCTCCGTTATATCGAAAATCTCATTAACATTCTTCACTTTCCAGATTCTCTGGTTTGTGGAGCCACGCCATTGAAGATTCGGCAAAGATAGCTTGCTGACGAACGGACCATCTACTAATACATCTATATACGATAAGATTTCTGGGTAATGCAGTTTAATCCACTCTAGGGTGTAACCAGACCATAGCCAAATTGTTTTGTCTGTGTTCTCCTTTATCATTTTACACAAATTCAATATTGGCTCATACTGCATCAACGGTTCTCCACCAAGGATAGAAATATCAAACTGATCTGAATTCAGCTGAGAGAATACGCTGTCCACCGTCTGCTTCTCTCCAGACTCAATATCCCACCATTGCTTATTGTGACATTCGGCACAATGGATAGGACAACCAGAAACATATAAAGAATTGCGCAGCCCAACCCCATCAGTAGAGGTTGAGTACACAATTCTTGCTATATACAGTTCGTTATTAGACACCATGCGTTACACGATCGTGCAATTCTGCCAATTTACCGCTATTCCATCGGTCGGTGGTGCCAACTAGATAGCCAGTAATACGCTGAAGTTTGTCAATGTTGTGACTGCCACACACTGGACATTCCTCCAGATTTGCAGAAGCATCTTCATAAGAGCAGTCCAAACATCTGTTACGGTTGTGATTGATAGAACCATATCCAATATCGTATTTATCAATCAAACCAACAATTTGCTCAACAGCCTTAATGTTGTGAGTTGCATCTCCATCAAGTTCTATATAGAAGATGTGACCGCCACGAGTCAAGTCATGGTAAGGGGCTTCAATCTTTGCCTTGTGGTCCGCACTGCACTTGTAATAAACAGGAACATGATTAGAATTTGTATAATAATCCTTATCAGTCACTCCAGGAACAACACCGTACTTCTTTTTGTCTTTCTTAGTAAACTTACCAGAAAGGCCTTCTGCTGGAGTCGCAAACACAGAATAGTTCAAGTCATACTGATCAGACAAGATCTTTGTTCTATCACGCATAAACGTAATAATGTCAAGACCTAATTTCTGTGCCTCTTCTGACTCTCCATGATGATGGCCGCACAAAGCAATCAAACATTCAGCAAGACCAATAAATCCAACACCAAGAGTTCCATGCTTCAAAACTTCACGTACTTCATATTCTGGCTTAAGGTTTTCAGAACCAACCCACATGCCAGACATAAGCAATGGGAATTGCTTTGCCAAAGCGGTACACTGGAACTGATAACGCTCATAAAGCTGCTTTCCAGTAATGTTGATGGCATCAGTCAATTTTTCAAAGAATGCCAAAAGTCGCTTGTCCTTGTTCTCAATGTGCATTACAGATAAAGCGAGACCTGGAAGATTGATTGTCGAAAAGGACAAGTTACCACGTCCTACAGACTGGCTCTCTCCGAATCTATCCTCAAATACACGAGTACGGCACCCCATTGTCGCAACTTCATACATGTATCGTTTCGGATCATCAGCCTTCCACTTACTGCTCTGATTGTATGGTGCATCCAAATTTACAAAATTCGGGAAGAATCGTTTTGCTGTCACCTTACATGCCAACTTGAACAAATCATAGTTTGGATCTCCTGGTAAAAAGTTTACACCACGCTTTTTCTTCCAAATCTGAATTGGGAATATTGCAGTAGCATGATTTCCTACGCCATTGTAAGTTGATGACAGCAATTCTCGAATAACGCATCGACCTTCTGCACTCGTGTCTGTTCCATAATTCACAGAACTGAAGACAACTTGATTGCCACCACGAGAATGAATCGTGTTCATATTATGGATAAACGCTTCCATTGATTGATGAACACGCTCTACTGTCTGATTGATAGCTTGCTGACGAACTCGCTCATCACCCTTCAAATTATCAAGTTCCTTGTGCAAGTAATCATCAATTTTTGATTCATACAAATCGCTGAAATCGTAACACAGGAAATCTTCGATTTTCTTCACCTCTTCAATATACGTTTTACGCACAAAAGGAGCAAGATAGAAATCAAAAGCTGGGATTGCCTGTCCACCGTGCATCTCGTTCTGAATGGCTTCCATAGAAATACAGCTGAGAATGCTAGCTGTCTCAATGCGCTTTGCAGGACGTGACTCTCCATGTCCAGCACGAAAACCTTCATTTAACAATTTATCAACTGGGTGCTGCAAACAGGTAAGCGATTTTGTAGGATAGTAATCCTTATCGTGTACATGCAAAATGTTGTCATCAACCAACTTGCGAACATCATCAGAAAGCAAGAACTCATCAACGTATTCTTTTGTACGTTCACTTGCCACCTTCATCATCATTCCAGCAGGTGTATCAGCATTCATATTAGCATTTTCACGAGTAATATCGTTCTTCTTAGCAGCAACAATATCCGTAATAATATCATTTGACTTACTGTTACGTGCCTTGTCACGCTTGTGTCTGTAAATGATATATGCACGTGCAACATCTGGAAGAGAACTCTGCATCAGATAATTCTCAACCATCACTTGAATGCTGTTAACGTCAAGAATATCAGATTGATTGTTCTCAATTTTATCAGCAATAGAGTTGGCGAGTAAAAAATCAATCTCGCCAACCTCTTTCATAGCCTTTGTGATAGCACCACGAACTAATGATTTGTCAAACAAAACAGTTCTACCATCACGTTTTATAACATTCTGTACCATTTAATTAAATGAATTTATACTATAAGATACCTTTATTCTTAAATTCCTCATGTAATGGGTGTGCAAGTTCATACGCTTGTGGATGAGCGTGCGCCTTGTCATCTCTTAAACTAAAGAAATGATTCCAATCTTCAGCAAAGCCAGTCACAACAAGCTCAGTTTTCAATGCGTTCGGCAAAATAGCTCTTGCCTCCTGCGCCTTCCAGCCTTCTGACAACAATTCAAGATACAAATCCTCTGACATTTTTAACGTCTGAAGAAATATATGACCAGCCTTGTCGTTTTCGCACCACTCAGAACTTGGCATCCAACATGGCTGGATGAAAGTAAGCTCGTTACCAAACTTGTCCTTTGAATAATTGCAATAGCGAGTAGATTCCTGTGCAAAAGACATTACACGATGACGAACAAATTCATGTGAAACGCCACGATCACAAATAAACTTAACGGTATATCTTTTTGGATGTTCATCTTGCGGCTCAGACAAGTATTTCAAGTCATTTTGCCATTTGTTCTCAATCAAAACACGCAAATTTGTTGTGATATAATATACAGCAACTCTTTTACCATCAATGTCTTTTTCGAATGAAGCAACCTTACTATATTTGTTGTTCTTGTATCGAAGAGCCTTTACGTATATAGGATCAATGATACCACGATTAATAGCATGTGACATTACCAAATACAATGTTCCATGTTCAACCATCGCCAGATGACCAGACTTCACAAGTCGGTCAACAAAAGTTTTTGCACTGTCTGGAGTGATCTTGTCTTCAGACTTGTAACAAGTTCTTCCAATGAGTTCAATGTGCTTATACAGACCATCAAGTCCGTTCTGCTGCTCAATAAACTCATAAGAAGGTTTTACTAATTTCATATCTTCTTATCTATTAAAACTGGATAATATAGATTCAATTATCCCAATCAATCGGGATTCATCACCTGCAAATTTAAACCATTCTGTATGTCCGTTTGTGTAAAATGGATGTGGTGTAAGTATATGCTCGAAATCTGCCAGAATATACTTTTCACAATAGCCTAGTTTATCCCATGTTTTGACAACGGCTATTGTACGCTTGTCAACATGGCTATTATAATATAGTTTACTAATGCGTGTTGTGACACTTCCATTTGTTGATCCAATCTTGTACAAACCAGTCTCCGTACATTTCAACAAATACAATGATTTTGGAGATGGCTTTTGGACAGGGAAGGGCTGGAAAAACCTGGAAACCCTGTGATTCAATTACTTACGATTTTTAAATACGATATAATAGATAAAATTCATCAAATGTGTTTGCAAAGATAAGGTTTTTATTTGAAACAACCAAGAAAATAAGCAAAAAAAAATAGAGCATATTGACAATGCTCTACTGTTTATTTAGATACTTATTTAATCTCAAATGTATATAATACAACTCTTTAGACACACTGGTTTTTAGGGCCATTTTGGGCCTACAGCCACATTTTCTATATTCAATCAATGCTCTCCAAAACTTCTCTTTTCTAAATAAGGGGTCACTGGAAGAATAAGCAAATGCCTCTATTAGGTTTGCTGATGGAGCACGTAGTTTCATAAACTCAGCAACATCCATCAGCATCCTATATTCTATTGGAGTTTCATGCTTCAACAAGAATCCGATTCTTGTCTCATCAAACTTCTTCAGTTTGTACCCCTTTGGCCTTCCGACCTTTCTTCTTGTTGCCATCTTCTTGAATCAATGGTTTTTCAAAAGACTCAATTTTTTCTTTAATTTGGCTGGCAGCTTTCATTGCTGCAATATCAGCACTTATGTTTATAATTCTCATATTACACCATATATGTTAAAAGGAAACCTATATATTGTGAGCATCCACCGCTACAATAATCAACTACGCATTCACGACTTCCGCTTGCCATTTTGCAGCACCATTCGCCTCCACGATTGTAAGAATAACCAATTTCTCCAACTGGTGGGTCTATTGATGATGGCAGTGTGAAAATTGTTCCATCATGGTGGGTGTGAATCCTACCTTGTATAGATACTATATTGCCAATCTGACGAGCATAAAGTTTTGCGCTAATTCCACAATTACTAACATCAACACGGACCCATCCTGTATCTTTCGGCTTTGCAGAAACATCGTCTTTATATGCAGCACCAATATTTTCGCACAACTCTCGCTGTCTTTTTTCAAGATCAGAAGCATAAGATGCGGAAGATGTGTCAAGACCATCGCCAACAATATCTTGGAATTTCTGAGACTTCACAACAGCACGTTCAAAATTGCTGGATGTTGCTGCACCAATGATGTCACATGCAGCATCCTTTCCTCCAGCATTGTCAACAAACACTGATAGACTTGTGTTCTTGCCTAAGAATGTTGAGTTTGCGTCAGCCTTTGTGTACACATCATTAGCATTTGCCTTTTTATTGATAGCTGTATCATAATCAGACACTTTCACATATCTCTTGTCTATATCGTTTCCGTTGACATAAAGAGAGCCGTTTACATAAAGTGTATTATTTATAACAACGTCACCTATTTTGTTGTCAATATAGAAACTTGTTGTCTTGTTATTGGCAAATCCAAAATTAGCCATCGCTGCATTATCCTTGTCAACCCAGGCGATGTATTTAACAAGGCTGTTATCGCTCTTTGCTAACGTACTATGCTTAATTTTAATTCCTGTAACAGAATCATCGCAAATCGTTAAGGATCCGTTAACAGCAACTGTCTTGTTTTTACCATTAACACCTATTACTGTATTTCCCTTTCCGTCTCCAATATTTGTATTTCTAAAATATTTAGTGTCACCATTGAAGCCTTTGACATTAATATTAATAGAACCTGTGTCAACTTGTGCATCAGAATTGTACACATCACTACCAGTGATAGTTATTCCTCCACCCTTAAGTGTATCGGAATGTATCGGAATAGCAACGGTTGCTTTATCTTTCGAAAATGTAAAGATACAAGTGTCATTATGATAAAACTGCAAATCTCCAGCAGTGTTGATTGTAAGTTTATGGTCATCACTTCCACTCATTTTAGAAGAAATAACCAACGTACCATCTTCCTCATAATAAATAGAGCAATTTGCAGCACCTCTAACCATTGAAATATTATCATTGACAACGGCACCACCTTTCGCTGTGATTTCTCCATTAAATATCACCTTCTTATTAACAGTCTGGCTTGCAAATGGAGAATCTATCATAAGTGCGTATTTTCCAAAGAACGCATCTTTCAATCTAGGCACCCCTTCTCCATCCTTTTTGAACATTATTGATTGAGGAGCCTTGTTGGTTAACGGATCATTGACAGTAGGAACACTGGATGAAATTACACACCCATAGATATTTCTACCAACTTTATCAGAAGAATCTGCGTAAGAAACCTGTTCTGTTGAGTTGCTTTCAACAATATATACAGGCCATGAACTTACATTCGACATTCCAGAACAATATCGAACCTTACCATTCATATATACAAATCCTGGTGAAATCTTATTGCCAGAAACATTGCATCCGCTCAAAACAAAGTCTTCACAACCAGTAAAAAGACTGTTAAGTACAAGAGCTATGTCTTGCAAATTAATAATATCGTCAACATAGGTATGTCTTCCACCTTTTTGACTAGTAAATTCTTTCATGTATTATTAATTAAATTCTATTCTATATGATTTACCTGCAACCTTGTATTTATCAATTACATACGAAATCATTCCAGACAATTCTTTCTCTGTGATGATGTTTGTGTTCACATAAGGACAAAAGACAATAAAGCTAACGTCATTGCTGCTAGACTTTTCATTCTGCCATTGAAAAGGCTGCTTCTTGCCGTTTTCATTCTCATTATACAACACAAATTTAGAGATGTTTTTCCCAGCACTTTGAAAATATATTGGAACTCCTGGAACCGTACCGTCTGATATGATGATACATTTGTCTTGGTCTTTGAAATACTTCTTGAATTTCTTGTTCAAATAGTACTCCATCAATATAACCTGGGAAGTAAGACTAGCTTCCACTTTCTTCTCTTGAACCCATTCAACCCATCTGTCATTTGCTGTTTGAAGGGGTTTTAAACATGATTGAAGAAAAAGGATCAGCCTACGCCCACCTAAATAGTGAGGCACAAGCTGATTAACCAATCTATCCACATTTATTTTATGACTCCTCATCAGATTCCAACTTTAAATTAATAGCCTCTCTGAAGGTAGGAATATCTTTTTCCTCGCCCTTCTTTGTGCTTTGTTTTGTATATCCGCTTGTTGTATATATCTTTCGATCTATTTTCTTCAGTTCGCCAAGCTTGTTATTATCGTCATATTGAGCGATAAATATGCCCTGCTCTACCGTTGCACCAGAATTTACATGAACATCTACAACATGGTCAACAGACATGATAACATCAATTACCCTATGTGCATATACCGCTGAATCGAAATCCATATTTGACATAAAGTTAATCAGTGCGGAATCTATGTTCTTATAAAGTTCTTCCTTACTGATTGCTCCATCATAATAAACATCAACACGAGGAACCAATATGTCTCCGTTTCTGGAAACAACATTACACTTCACACCAGCAAACTTGATTTTACTTAAATATGACCTAGCAGAAATCAATTCATCATCAGAGAGTCTGGAAAGGGAGTCTTTTGCGCCTTTTGCAACCTTTAAGATAAGAATATCATCTCTATAATCAGAGCTATATGCTATTTGATAGGAAACTTTTGTAATCAGTCGCTTTGATTCATCTACTGAAGGGTACGAAAACTGTGTTCCATCTTCATTTAGTATCAAATCATCTCCATATTGCCATTTTAGCATTGCATTGGCATAATATGCTGGAGTACCATTGATTCTTGCACTAAATATTTTGGCAATATCAGTTGTAAACACATCCATAAGTGTTTCAAAAGAATATATTGCTGTAGCTACAACCCATGTAAAGGAATTGATTATAGACATCTTTGAATCATTTGTCAATTCGGTCAATTCCAAATACTTGTTTCTTGTATTTACGGCTTCATTGTATATTTCTGTTAATGTACGACTCATGCTATATCTTGATTCTCATATTTATATGTTTTACCATTTATATCAAACACCCAAGCTCCAGCTTCATTCCAAGCAACCTCGTGTGTTATCACATATATAGCCTCCATTCCTGTCTCTATGATATAATTACCGTTGGAATTTCTTTTCGGCTCCTTATATTCACCAGATGGCATCTTGTCCAGAACAACATGACAATTTCTTCTTTGGTTGTTGTTCTGTGCAATATATATCAAATAATCATCAATACATTTTTCATCTCCATATTTATTGTCTTTCAAAACCAACGACTGGAGACTCATATCACGAATGCTGTTTAAATTCTTGATATACATCTGTGACAATGATACCATGTATGTTCCTTTGAATAGGAATAGACCTGTTAAATTCATATTGTTCTTATCGCAAACAAATTCATCAACAGTTATCGGTGCCACAGGAAGTAAGGTTCCATTTATTTTTGAAACATCAAATCTTTTAACATTAAAGTTACCATATAGCTTGACTGTTCTTTCATCTGATTCATTGTCAAAGAAATGAAAGTATTCTGCTTCATTTTTATCCAAATGAATTGTTTCCAAGTCCGTGTTGTCACCCCAATCAACCACCATGTCGTTATCTCCAGACATAGTAAATAAGATTTGTGGTTCATCTGCTGGGATCTTTATGATGATACGGATAGGTAAAGAGCATTCTTTATAATAAACATGACGTTCACCATTTGCTGGAACTATATTGTTTTCTTTCAGATGATTAACAATACTATCGTGTACTATAAAATCTTCATCCCAAAGCAATTCGTCTCCAACACGTACTCCATTTTCAAATGACAGTTCTGGGTTATTGACAAACAAATCAAATATTCCCTCTACAGATCCATGAAGCATTACAGCAATATCAAATATATTCTGTCCTGTTTGAACTTTATACGTCTGCATCTACTTTCGAAAAATCTAAATCTAAATCAAGATTACCTGTATCTGAATCAAATGATGCGTTCAGCACTTTTACATTCTCCGCTTCAAATTCAGACTGAAGAACATCTGCCAAATCTGTATTAGAAATATTCGCATGAAGGTATCTTATTAAGCCAACACCAGATATAGGGTATCTATATGAGTTTGATGGCAAACACTTCAAAAGCAAATTACGATTCTGGATATTGGCATTTATATTTTTTGCATCTGATGTCTTGCTAGACCATAACAACAGCTTATTCCCTACTAACTGTAAAATATAATTTTCTTCATCTATCAATATCAATTCAGAAGCTTTCAGTGCCCTCTCATCCAAATTATACAATTTTGAATGAACATCAAAGTATTCAGAATTATCATTTGTATTTATAAACGTTCTTGTATTACCATCTCCATAATCCTGGACGAATTTTAGCTTGATTGTCTTATACATTGGAATATATGGAATATTTATTTTTACTCCATACTCCAAATTACTTCTTTCAAAATAGGCTGGAAGTGTTACACATCCATAAATGTTGTTGTCACGCTCATACAGCCATTCAAATGGATATGTGCTTACAGAATTACTATCCGTAAGCACCATATCTCCAATTTGTGTATTTACTTGTATATCTCTACGCATTTGACAATACTAATTCAAGTTCATTAATCTTATCACGAATTTTTTGTCTTTCCGTGTATATATCATCTATATTATAAGGCAATGGTTTTCGTGCTAACGATGCTTCATAACATTTTATAACACGATAATCACCTTCAGAAAGAGTTTCTTTCAGAGCAGTAATTTCTGCCTTAACTTTCTTCTTATCAAAACGTTTTTCGTATTTATAAGCAATTTTATCACCTGCATCGTAAGGAACAACCTCTATAACAAAACCATCTTCAACTATTGTCTTATCATGGTTAAATTGTTCAACAGGTTTATAACCTACTGGAACATTTTTGTCTTCAAATTCTTTCGTGTATAAAACACCATTTTCTAAATATCCATATATACCCATAGCTATCTAAACCTATATTGATGAGCAACCCATATATCACGGGTTACTTTATTTAAAGTGTAGCGCACTCTTTTGCATATTGTAACCCATCCTTCTGCGCAATCATAATATTCATTCTCTGAAGTATCGTCATAAATATGCGTGCCATCATTTGTATCTATTCGTGTGACACCCTGTCCCATTTGTATAATTTCAACTTCTTGCCCTTCATGCGCATTTTTAGGCAAGTATATAGTGCAAGTTATGTCTTTATTTATTAATCCTATTACCGTTGTATCATCAAGTGAAATCTGGGCACCAGCATCATTGTCTGTAAAATAATACACACTTGTAGTTAGTCCACATGCCTTTAATTGATAAAAGAAACCTCCATAAGCTGATGCCGTTCCAGAATTGTGCGCCCTTCCATATACACCTGCAACAATTGTTTCATCTGCATTAATTGACCATGTATTTTTATTTACATTTGCATAACCTAGCCCAACAACAGCTCCTCGTTGTGTATATCCAGTTGAAGCTGGCATACCATTGATACCTGCAATATTTGAAAAAATACCATTAGATGACAAATATGAAGTGGCAGTAGAATAACTAGGTGATTTTTTTGCACGAGCTTCAATAATTCCGTTGCTTCCATCTAAAGTTAAAATGGAACCGAAGCTACTGTTCATCATATAATCATAAGATCCGTCATTGTAAGATGCACCAGATGTTTGTAATATAATCTTTTTATTTGAAGAATCTAATTTTACAAAATTAACAGCTTTTCCTGTGTTGTCAGAAGTAATTACTCCATCTACAATATACCATTTTCCAATGCTTCCAGATGTTGCATTTATTTCACCCTCTACAGACAATACTCCATTTTTTGTCCAACTAATATTACCTTTAGCCAAGAATCCAGATCCGTCCTTTTCCAATGACCAAAATGACGCATTCGATATGGTGCCATCACTTCCAAGAGTTACAGAATTCTTTGATATAGAATCAATTCCAATACTCCACCCACCAATTGTACCTTTGTCAAATGTTAACGTCAGACCATTTATGTAATTAGTATTGATAATATTAGCCTTAATGCTGTCAGCATCTAATTTTGCAGATGTTATACATCCAGCAGCTATTTTATCAGCCGTAACGCTTCCAGCAGCCAACTTTCCAGCAGTAATGCTTCCAGCCCCAATACGGTCCGCATCAATTGTTCCAGCAACAATTTGATTGGCATTAATAGTTGACGTATATATACCATCAGCATCAATGGTTGTCGTGTATCGCTCTGAAGATGTTATGTCAAACACCGTAGCATACGCCAAATACCATTTAACTGGATTGGAAGATGTACCAGCATTGCCAGTGATATTAAAGAAGTTTGTCGTACTAAAGTTACTACTTGATCCTGTACCACATTTAACCTTTCCTATGTATTCTGCCCAATTTCCAGTTCCAGCAGTACTTGTCAGCCAAGTCATTGTGCCACCGTTTCCAATAGCGTTAGTTTGAAACTCTATATATCTACCAACAGGAATCCAGGCAATGATTCTAATAACAAATATCTTTCTATAGCCAGCTTGATCTTGAAAACTAAAACCACCGAGGCCTGGTGATGCAGTTCCCTTATTGACTATTTCAATATAAGTTTTATTATCATTTGGAATAGTAATGTCATTTTTATTTACGACACGATTTATAGTAACTGTTCCGTTGCCAGAATTGTTATATAACTTTATATCATTTATGCCATTAACAAATGTTGGGTCTCTATGCAGCATTTTACCAAAAGCCATAGCCGAAGCAAATTCCTTTGCAGCGGCTCCTTGTGCATTGGCATTATCATTCGCTGCATTTGCGGCTTTCTGAGCCTTGTCAGCAGATGACTGGGCATTTTCAGCCTTATTATTAGCTGTATTAGCTGCGCTCTGAGCTGACCCAGCAGCATTGTTTGCACTGTTTGCACTTTGTTGGGCAGTCTGGGCGTTCGTCAATGCGGTATTTGCAGTTCCTTGTGCGGTATTTGCAGCATCTTTAGCTTCTTTTATTCCACTGCTCCAATTCAACACCACATTGGCACCAAATGTAATATTTCCCTTATCGTCCCACTTTATATTTCCACCTGCAATGGCACCACTGCCAGCAGTATCAAATCGCCATTTACAACCACGAATACCATTTGGTCCAATTGTGATACTTTTATTGGTTGAAGTAAATCCACCACTTGTATCATTCTTTGTTCCTATATATAAAGAATCTGAATCAAAGTTCCATGATCCAATAGATCCGCTTTTTTCATTAAATTGGATATATCCACTGGAGAACTTGGCTGTGCCATTCGTGTTGATGTACCATGCCTTGCTTCTCAATCCGTTGGTTCCAATAGTAAGGCTTTTATCATCGTTTGTATATTGGTCTGCATTGTTATTCTTTGTGCCTATATACAAAGAATCTGAATCAAAATTCCAACCAGCTATATAGTTAGTTGTACCAGCCTGGAATACCAATTCTTTTCCTTTATATGCAAATATACCATAGTCAGCAGAAGTTGAGTAAAACATTGCAACACCGCCAACATTCTTAACCTTTGTCAATTGACCATCACCAGACTTTAAATCATCTGTAGTATTGGCTATTGCAATAAACCGTTTATCTGCATTCAGAGATATTCCAAGATTATACAGACTATTGGCATCTATAGTCCAGTTTCCAATTTTTCCAGAAGTAGCTGTAATTTTTCCTTCAAACGAAGCATTTCCAACTGCATCCATAGAAACTTTTCCATTCGCAAAAGACGCACTACCGTCCTTGTTTAATGCCCAGTGTGTTTTACCATCCGACTGAGAGCTAATAGAGCCTTCAGACTTAATAGTAAGCGTTCCATCCTCACATTGAATGGAATCTGGAGTAATATCCCAGCCTCCAATTTTGGCACCATAGTTATTGATATAAAATACAACCTTACTATCACGATAACCATATATACCTTCTTCTGGATCTGAAAGCGTAAATGGGAACACTTCACCTATAAAGCCCTTTAATTTTCCCAAATAAACTCCAGTAATCTTTCCTTCATTCGTCTTATGTCCAGCAAACAACTTAGGTGTAATTACATAATTCTCACCAATTTGGCTGTGAGTTCCATCCCATTCTTCAATCCAATCTACACCTACAGTATTCTTGACAACAGAAAAACTGAACCTTATTGACGATTCGTATTTGCCATCTTTTGTACGAATATGTATCTCCAAATATCCAGAAGTTATGCTGGAATCTAACCCTATGATAGCTACATTCCAAGCACATTCTCCAGCATTTTTATATGTATATTTAATACCATCAGAACTTGGTATAACATTTACAACATCAAAAGCAACAGCATCGTTGCCATGAGATAATGTAACCGTTGTTTCAGCATGCTCCAGATCTGGGTTTGAACCATCGTGATTGGCAGGTATAGACACAGAAGCAGCTGTAAGTGACAATGAATAACCATCACTTACAGCTGCTATCGTAATATATCCTCTTGCTAATAACTCTGTCATAATTATAATTTTTAGTTAAGAATAGACAGAGCTTGTTAATGTCGTTTCTTATTTAACAACTTTTGCAAGTTCTTCCATAACATTTGTGGCCACTTTTCGTGCCTCCTCACGCCATGCTACAAAAGCATTGTATTCATCTGCATCGCCACGTCCCTCCGTGTGGTTACAGATAATAGCTTCCACGTCATCCTGGCTATACTTGCTACGAACAATGCCAGAGATAATCTTACGGTATTCTGGCTCTACATCAACATGCCATGCTGTATGCTCAGTAACAGTCTTTGTATCGCCACTGTCATCCATCAAAGGAACAGTAACCTTTGCCGATTCTCTGTTGAAATATACCTTAATCAAGTTATCTCCAAGTTCAGAATAAACTGGGGCTGGAGTTTCACCCTTGTAAAGTTCTACTGGATTCATAATATATATTTAAATACGTATTAAACTGCGTCTGTATAATATTTTCTCCTAGCTTCATTGTAGTTATCAATCATAATCTGCTCACATTCATCAAGCCTTCTAAAATACCGCCTACGATTTCTGATAGTCCTCATAGATTCGCCTGTCTTTGGTTTATTGTCAGTTTTCTTTTTAGGCTCCTTTGGTTTCTGGCTCGGCAAGATATAAGTATTCAAACCTGTTTGTAGTTTCCATAGTCTTCTACAATTCCCATGCTCACACCAGCCTTTGTATGAAGCCAGAATATCTTGTAATCTCTGTTCTGTTTTCACATTCTTCATAGATTTACAGAAATTCTTCTTTATAGACTTTCTCAATAATCTGTGTTCGTGAAAGAATCTATAGCCTAAGAAATCAATTCCTATCTTCTCAACTTCAAATATCTGTTCAGTATTCTTTATCTCCAAACCTAAATGCTCTGACACAAATTTCTTAATCTCACGTAAAATCCACTTAAGATAGCCTTTATGCGAAGACAGCACAACTATATCATCGCAATATCTAAAGTAAAATTTTACACCAAGTTTATCTTTGATATAATGATCAAGTGGAGACATGTACACATTACTCATTAATTGGCTTGTCAAAGATCCAATAGGCAATCCACTATCAACACTAAATATAATATCATCCATAATTGTTAGGAATTTTTCATCCTTATACAATCTATGAAATTCTCTACTCATAATTTCTGGATGCACAGATGGGAAGAATTTACGTATATCTATTTTCAAGCAATACTTTGTTTCTTCCTGGTTATGTCTCAATGCAGCTTGTAGTCTATTGGTTCCATCCATAAGACCTCTACCTTTGATACAACAAAACGTGTCTCGAATAAAGCTACGGACACGTTTATATTCAATTACATTAACGATTGCGTGATGAGCAATACGATCTGGATAATAAGGCAATTTGAAAATTTCCCTTATCTTTCCTTGATCTGCTTTAATTGTAAATCTCTGATACTCACTTGTCCGATATGTAAGATTATCAAACATGTCACGCAATTCAAGCATATTCTGCCTTCTATTCTTGTTGAATTTTACAACACCGTACTTGCGTTTCTTACCAAGTTGAGACTTATGTGTGGCCTTTTTAATATTCTTCCAAGACCTAACTCTATCCATCACATATCCTTCTCGTTTCAAATTAACACTTTCATTATTTAAGAGTTTGTAATTTAGATATTTTGAATCAACTTTTGCTTGTTGCCTTCAAGCCTGTGCGTGGCTACTCTCGAATGTTACTCTGAACCTCGGTGTACTATTTACAACGAAAATCCAGCACCTACTATACCCACATTTGCACTCTACGACATCTTCTCCGAGTAAGTATTTCGTTACTAAGAAATGGCCTGGGATTCCTTCAAACTATAAATATCTTTGTTTTACCAATTTGAAAGGTTAGCTGAGGCACGATGTTCCAATTCGAATTACCGAAACCGTTATTCGCATTAACGTAACCAGGCGCACAATTAGAGCCGTTGTTAGCGTTACCACCACCGTGCAGAGGGTTTGGAGGAACCCCACCGCCACGTGAACTGAATCACATTTAAATATAGATTATTTGGTTTATGCCAAGTTTTATCAAAGCTATTATTTTAACACTTATTTAGATTACTTTGACATCGCAACCAAATCTTTTCCGTTAATAAACTTCAACTTACCATAGAAGGCAAGCCGAGGCACGACGTACCAAATCGAATCACCGAAACCGCTAATCGCATTAACGCAACCAGGCGCACAATCAGAGCCGTGGTAAGCGAAACCACCACCGCGCAGAATTTCACCAGCACCGTTTAAGTACCAAGAAGCACCGTAATTCAAGGTATCATTTCTGGAATCTTGCCAATCAATAGGAAGCATATCGCACTTTTCACCAAATGCAACCTTCTTGATTCCAGCCCAATTATCAAGCTTCTTGTTATTGAAGTAAGCAACACGATAATCTACACCAGCAGGTGGATTTCCATTCACTACCTTATTGTCATCCCAAATATAGATTGTGCTACCATTGTGGATATTTCCAGCAATAAACTGCCATTTAAATCCCCATGCTGCTTCTTTTCCAAACAAAGAAATCTGGGAGAAGACTTCAGGTGTGTTAGGAGCAGTAACGTTAAGTTTGCCAGTTGTATTACCAAGAGAAAGTGTTGTACCTGTACGTATTGTATAAGCAACACCATTAGCACTTCCAGCATTTGTACCGCCAATAACTCCAGAACCAAGAGTTCCACGTACATTTCTGTTCTTGCAAAAATCATTAGCAAGCAACCAGTCAGCATTCCACATGGTCCAGTTCATCAATCCCCAGTCTGTACCATAATTCTGGGCAAGATCCCATGCAGCCTTCATTGTAATACTATCCTTTGGAGTAGCATTGGCAATACTCATAAGGCAATTCTTGCCACCAACTGTAGCCTGGGAGCCTAAGAATGCGCCTTCAGCAAACTCATCGTACAAAAGAACAAAACCTTGCATAGGAACAGGGCTTTTATATACACGTCTTACTGTAGAAGATACGTTTACAACCTTACCCCAAAGAGGTGGTCGATAAGCCATTGTCTGGCCGTATGTTCCATCGTGCAATGCAGCCGTACCGTCCGCAAAATAAGCACTATTTTTATCAGAGAGGCGAGCAGCATATCCTTGCTTGTTTACGATAATTCGTCCACACAAATCGAAATATGTCTGGCGAACTTCCATATTACCACCTACAGCAAGAACAGTATTATTGTTACCTTCATCGTAATCAACATACCAATACATCATATTACCTCTAAGCTCTGCTATATCATTTGTATTCTGGTCGATTGCTGCGCCAAGAGCATTAAGCTCAGACGCAGAAAAAGTATCACCAGTCTTCTTATTTAATTTTAACAAACCCATAATCTTTTATAATAACTTTAGTGGGAGTTTGTATGTAAAGGTATTATTCTTCTCCTTTACCTCACACATAAATGTAGATAACTTATCTATATCAGTTTTTGTCAACTCAATTGCACGAGCAGCTGGATTTCTCCAGGTTGTAACCTCTTGTCCTGTCAACTTACTGTATTTCTTCCACTGAAATATAAATTTCTTCTCAGCTTCCTCATCTAGAATTTGTACATCGCTTCTATACAAATGCGCTTCACATGGAATAACGCCAGCACCATTCTTCATCTTATCTCCATTTTTCATTTCAATTTTAATGATATATGGGTCAACCTGCTTGAAGAATGTGACAAATTCTGTGTATGTTGCCTTATTGTACTCTATCTCGCATTTAAATGAAGCCTGGTCTGTGATATAGTCTGAACAAACTGTTAATGTATTGGTTCCTTGGCCTTGTACATAACTGTTGTCAACCAATTCAACATAATTTCCATTCTCCATATAAAACCACTTTCTCTTTGTACTTAATGTTAATTCCTCAGAACCAAGCATTAACTTACAAGTGGCAGTCAATTTATCAAATATCTCATTCTTAAAGAAATTACCATCTGGTGTCTCCAATATCATGGTTGGTGTCAAGCTGTCTGTCTCTTGCTTTGTAAAGCATGTAGAACCAGAAATTTTGACATTCAATCCTGTATCTGGATCCTTCACCATTCCGCTGAATTCAATCTTTAATTGAGCGGTATCTATCAAGTTCTTGTTAATAGTTAATGTATATGGCAAGGAACTTGAAACGACTCCAGAATACTCTATTGTTTTTTTGCCATTAATCGTCCATTCTGGTGATGATATATTGGATATTTGATTGTCAGTTGCTCCAGAAAACAACAACTCTGGAGTTACGACTATTGGGTCAACAACATAGTTAGGTGAAAAGCTGTGATCTAATCTAGAGAAATACTGTACATGATGATGGTTACACAAAAGGTTAAGTTGCATCGACTTTCCATCGTGCAACTTAACAATTGTATATTGACCTCTACCTATCGGTTTCTCTGCCATAAATTACTTACTAAAAAGTTCACAAACAAATGTAGCCTTTTGCGAAATTTCAGATGCGTTAACTGTAATTGATGAACCAGTTTTAGCAAATGTAGTGTCTTGAACGCCAGAAGAAGAGAATTTCTTCCACTTAAACGTAAATTTACTGTTTGCGTCACTGTCCTCAAAACATTCACCTACTTGCCATACCTTTGCTGAAAGTGTCGTTGAACCTTGACCATTCATCAACTTATCGCCAGTTGTAGAATAAATCTCAACATAATAAGGGTCTGACTGGTCGAAGAAGGTAATGACATCAGAAACCTTAGTGTTATATGTACCAGAAGAAGCGTCTGTATCTGTAATTTCACACTTAAACGCATCAAAATTCAATACTGCCGATGCTGGGATTGTAAGCTCATTGGTGTTGTAGCCAGTACAGCCATACGCCTTCTTTTCCGTCAGTGCTTCCCAGGCACCATCGGTATTCATCTTATACCACTGATATGATACGTCTGTGTTATCAATACTTGAACCACGCCACATATCACAATGTGCTGTCAAAGTTGAAGTCTGATCATTCTTGAACACATTACCCTTTGGTGTATAGCCAATGGCACAAATGGTTGCTCCAGCATTTGTAGTTTTAGTAAACTGAATCTCAGCCTTAACAGGAGTCTCAAAAGAAGCAATGTTAGGGTCTGTATAAACAGCTGAAATTTGTACACGTAACTGAGAGCAATTAACCATATTTTTGTTAATGGTCAATGCGTATGGTGCTCTATCTGCAACCGTTGCACCATAATCAGCAAGATTCGTGCTACCATTGATTGTATAAACAGGCTTTGTCTTTACCTGTCCCATTTGATCAGCTGTTGTGCCAGAAACAAACAACTCTGGTGTAATCACAAGGAATGGACTTGCTGACCAGTCTGGCACAAAGCTGTTATTATCACTATTGAATATCTGAGTCGTAGGTTGGCTACTTCTCAAATACATATTAAGGGATTTCGCATCATTTAAGTCAATAATGGAAATTTGACCTCTTGCAATAATTTCTGCCATCTAAAATCTATATATTGTTAATTCTTACTTTACAATCAAACTGCGCCATATTCCAAACATCTTTTGTTGATATTTCAAGAACATGACCATAACCTACATGAGCCAAATTAAACAGCTCATCCGTATCTGGATTATCACTTGTCTTTATCCAATCAAAATCTTTATTTTGCAATTGTTCCGTTATCTCTGTACCGCCTCTATATACATGTGCGGTTAAAGTCGTTTGACCAACGCCATTCTTAAAGGTGTTTCCATTTGATGTACGAATTGTTACGTTGTACGCATCTTCGCCATTTCTACGCTTTTGTATAGTAATAGTGTCAAAATAATCAACGTAGTTTGCTGTAACGACACATTTAATTGTTAAAGTTTGTCTATCTTTCCAATATATAGCGTCTGGGAATACAGTAAAGGTTCTTCCGTTCTCACCATCAAACAGAACATACTCTCCATTTGTGTCAAGATAATACCATTTTCTACCGCTTGAATATGATAAAAAATTAGTTTCCACCATCTGTATCATAAGACTATCTGGAGAGCACAAACCTCTGTCAATGATAAATACGTCCTCTCCTATCAGCTTGATTGATTTTGGCTTCAATTCTTCTTGTGCGGTATCGTCAAGATCTTCCCATTTAATGGTAACTCCCTGTAGAATTATCTGGTCCTTTGTCCATTTAAAGCGTCCATTTGCAAAATATCCAGTTCCATCATTCTTAATTACAAAAGAATCATTTTTGCTCGAAATAGAGCCATCTTCATTCAATTTAAGAAGTGGGTTCTGAATTGTTCCACCAATACCACCCTTGTTAAACCATGCTCCATAATCTTCTACATAGGAAAGCACATCGTCTGTTGGCTGGTATTGAGTTGCATATTTACCGCTCTCAAATTGTGGTGCTGTCATGTATAAATCTCCAGATGACATAAGTAAAGCAATCTGGAGAGGATCTTCACCCTTAAGCGGATCTTGTATATCCCAATTTGCAGAATACCGCATCCACGTATCATCACCTGGCACAGAAACCGTTTTGACTGTGTGCCCATTTTGAGAGATAAGAACATCACAGTCTTCAGTTGATTTTGCCCAAAAAGAAAAACAATAGCGTTTTCCTAATTTGCCAAGCATCCAAGAATTAGTCTGAGCATTGAGGATCATTTCTTTATTAGACTTATATACCTCTCCTATGCCAACTGGTGAATCTGTTGCTACAATTTCAGTAGTTGATTCAAAATCACAAGCAATACTGTTTATGACAACGTTCTTATGGATTTTACCTGCATAAAACGTACAGCCAAAACCATTTTCATCTCCAGCCGTTAAGGTACCAGAAATATTTACCTGCTGAGTTGCATATAGCCTCTGCAAATAGGCTCCATAGTTTTCAAGTGTTCCAAAAACAGGATCATTAACCCCACTCAGTTTACCAATACGTAACTTCATGCCACCAGCAAAGTTTGCAACAGAAGAAAGAAGGATAATATTCAAATCCGCTATTTCAACATTATCACCTTCTTGCAAAGAGTCATTTACATTTAATCGAAATGTTCTCTTATATCTTCCAGAATTATCTATCGTGATAGCATGAAATTGATATTTCCATTCTGTAGTAGCTTCAACATTTAATGTTCCGTCAACACGTGTCTCGTCTTCATATTCAATAGAAGCTACTATATTATTCATGTTCCTTGATGCCTTTATTTTATATGACACCAATACACGCTCTGGATTCTCAATATTACGCTCAAACGTCTGGGAAAGTCCAATAAAAGTATTTGGACTTGATGCTATAGAATTTTTAGTTATAGAACATACACGATAATTGTCGAGCACGCTTCTTTTATATTCTACAGAAGCGTATGCTTTTCCAACAATGTTATATTGAGAAAAATTATCTTCCCAGGAAACATTGTTTACACTTGATGGATAACAAAGACTTTGTTCTACAGCAATTCCATCTATAACATCTATATATGGTGATTGCTCATCACTGGATGTCATATAAATCGCACCAAGTCTATTTGCATCCCACAAGTTTGTAACTCTAACAAAATCAAGTATTTCATTGGTAGAAGGAACATCACCTTCAAGCAATGCTCCTATAAACCAATCTCTCTTTTTTTGCTTAGTTGCACCGTTCTCAATAACGGTCACAGTATCTTGACCTGTTTCAAGAACGCACATAAGAGAATATATCAAATTAGGATTGTCGAAATATTGTCTACGTACAATATCTCCCACGTGAAGCCCCTGCGTCTTTTTAGAGTCTTCACTAACACTAATCTTAAATTTTCTATATTGATATACTGCCATTATGTTATTTCTTCTACTAAGTCTCCACTGCAAGCATCTGAAACCCAAAGAGATCCATTTGTTGCAGATATTTTTTGAACTTCAAGCTCATATACACGCATCTTCTTACGTATTGTTAACTCATCGAATGTTGCACATATATTGCCTGTAAGCTTATTTTTATAAATTTTCCATCCACTTCCAGCAAAACCACTGGAGAATGTAACGGAGCCTATATCGTTGACCATGTAAGCATTTCCATAATGCTTAACACCATCTTGCAACGAGATCCAATATACTCCATCGTTGAAGAATAGCTCGTTCTTCAAAAGCCTGGTTTTGCATCCAGATATGCCTATTGAAGTGTCGCATTCTATTGGTTTGTCGAATACATAGAAATCTGAATCTGTAGTAAACTTTAAGCTAGATGACTTTCTGTCAAGTGGTGCGTATAAACTGGTTGAATCTATATAACCAATTTTTGTTGTCTTTTGAACTGTATTTTCTACAACATCATCGCCAACATTGGTATTGTAATGATATGGTGCCTCAAAGAGCAATGAATCGCCATCACTATAGAAGCCAGGACCAGCATCACTTGCAAATTTCAAGTATTTCCCAAAAATAACTCCAGAATTTTTATCTGAATTTTTATAAGTCTCTATCAATGTATTGCCAAAACCGTGACCAGCCTTAAAAGACTCTGGGAAATGAGCAGAACCAAATTTTGTAATCAGTTCATACTCATAATCATCATCATATATACTTGACTGTAAGCTAATTGCCCTAGTATTATCATCTCCAAGATTCAATATTTTATTAGATGCAGAAAACGATATGACATTCTTATTCTTTACATGAATGATATAGTCACCGTCAAACTTAATGCCTCCAGATAAAATATTTAAGTCTCCAGTCAGTGTAGCCATTTTATCAGCAGAAATTGAAAAAACTTCATTTCCACCATAACCTAAAGAAGCTCCATATAATGCAGATACATTACCGCTAAATACACTTGATCCTCCAACTGTTAAATCCTGGGAAATAACGCCATTTCTCATTGTCCAGTCAACATCTTCCTTATTAGAATTTCCAGAATGATAGAAATCGTAACCACGAAATCTAATACCATCCTTAGACATTGACAAGTCTCCTATTACAATTTCTCCTGTACACGTAACCTTATCAGCATTCAATGCTATATTTCCAGCATTCAATGTCAAAACATCGTTATTGTATGATAATACATTCGATTCGTTAATGTACAGTCCATTTGACCCAAGGTGAAGTTCTCCATCTATCTTAACAATGCTCTTCCGATCATCTGGGTTCTCTGCCATTGTTTGGTAAACAGTCAGTATTTCAACACCATTGTCACCAGCAGAAAAGCCATACAACGTGTTAAGCTTTCCTGTCATCGAGTCTCCAGTTATCTTAACAGCACCCTTAACTCCTTCTCCAGGTTCCCCTCCATCACCTATACTTGAAACAACAGCATCGGCAAGTAAAAAAGCAGTATTCTGACGAGTTATGCTTTGATATTCTTTTACCTCAGAATTGATCTTTGCTTCATCTACAGAATACTGCCCATCCTCACCAATGGTAACATAATCGCTACTGGTCCAATCTGGAAGCTTCTCATTTGCTGAAGCTTCCATTCCTACCTTTAAGCGGTTATAAAGCGATTCAAGCGTACTGCCTTTTTTTATTTTGGCAATTCCTTCGTTTAACTTTACCATTATTCTGAAACTTTTACTGTCTTTGATAAGAAACCAGATGTAGCTGCCTTATAAGAATTAATCTTTGATTGCAAGGCTACAAATTTTGCCACATTTGCAGGTGGTTGTGGACCCATCATTGTTGGAGTCAACATAGAAGACAGGGCACCAAGCCAGTCTATCAATATCGTAGCCAATTGATTTCCAAGAACCGCTGGCTCGGTGGCCTTTCCACTTCCAAGATAAACACCTTTGTCGTTGATTACAATTTCCTTTGCATTATACTTGGCAAGTATTTCCTTTGCGTCAAGAACGATTTGCGCCTTATCGTGTTGTGCCTTAATCTGGTCAGCAGTAACTTCAAAAATACTTTTTTCTTCATTCTTATCGCTTTTTGCAACCTCAGTTTTTGCATGTTCTTTGGTGTACTCTGTATGAGCATGAAGTCCAGTTTTTTCAAGCTGATCAACATCTGGAGAGTCTTCAGATTCTTCAAACTCTTTTGTTTCAGTTACACCAATTATTGTTTTAGTATGAGTATCTATCTGAACTGTGTCTGCATGAGAATAAGCTACAACATACTCTTTCAATGTATCTGGATCGGTAGCAATAACAACATCTGAATTTAAATAAGGTATTGTTATGAGTCCATTATCATTGTTCTGAATGGCAGATAAAAACACGCCTTCATGCAATCCTACTGGTAATCCTTCATCCTTTGCCTGGTTATTAGCAAGACTGTCATTGTACTCCTGGACATCAACCGTTCCGTACAGCTCATCATTCTCATCTGTATGTATTTTTGTAACATATCCAGAAATTCTGGATGTGTTTTTAATCACATTGTTCTTAGGATTTACAAGTTTATGAAGTGCAATTTGTCTAATTGCCTCATAAATTGCTTCATTTGCGCTAAGGTCATTAAACTGTTGGTTCATAATTATTTATTCTTTGGTCTGGCAATACAGTATGGAAGTTTGATTGTCTGTCTATATCCATCAACTCCAAATTTTGTATTTACCTCTTCAACAAGATAATATCCATTTTTTTCTGGTTGTCGAACATCAAGAACTTCAACCTTCTCACCAGATTCCAGATCATTATAATCGCCAAACAACGTTATTGTACCTTCTATACCATTCATATTGTAACCTTCAAAATAAGCTTCTGCTTCTTTAATAAGGCCTTCTTCAGATATGCCAATCTTGCTTGATGTGAATGGAATAACCGTATATTGGCTCAAATCAACATGGTCTCTTGTTTGCGACTTCAACGTTGCTCCAAGCTTCATTGCTTTCTTTGACAGTTTTGTCTCATTAAGCAACTGGAACTTCTTATGCTTTGTATCGCTGGAACCAGTCCATTCTGGATTCAGTCGAATTGTTATGCTATACTTAACTTCCTTCTGATTTTTTCCTGTACCTTCAAACTTAAACCCTTCGGCTGACACAGCCAAATACTTTGGGTCAGTGTGCATCAACTTCAAATTATCAGAAGCTACATGGTAATCAAACTGGATAACCTTCGGCTGCAATGATTTGTCGTTATTCACAATAGATTCAGCAGTCTTTGTAGAAAAATATGACCGTCCAACCTTTACACATGGATTACCGTCTTTATCTGGCCGTATAAAGCAATACAACTTATATTTAGACCATTCAGTCAACAAGTCAGCAATTGTCAAATCATTACTTAACTGAATCTTTCCAATATTTATACTTATATTGGCTGTATCTGGATGAAGTTTCAATCCTGTTCCTTTAAGTAAGTTGTACTTTCCACCTTCTTTGAGGAAATCATTGACGGTAGCGTTGTTGCCTGTAGTTATTTTTCTGCAATTCTTTCTTTTTAAGTTGCTTGCCAGGTTCTCGCATTTCAACTCAATAGGAGTAGATACGCTACACTTGACAATATAGCCATCAAACTGAGGAGACATATTCCCGAATATCTCATCAATGTTCTTCTGTCTGTCTTCTTCGCTTTCATAAGCACCAGTTTTGTTTCTGTAATACGTAAGATATATTCGAATACGCTGACCAACCTTGAAATCTTTTGGCGTTGCAGTAGAAGATCCAGAACGTTTCTCAGTTATGGTTCCATCTTGCAATCTTTCAGTATAAACGTTTGTCGTACCATCGTCTTCCAAATCATTCTTTGTCATAGTTCGTTTTATGATGGTTCCACGAGGGAATCTTACAGACGCTGTTCCAATAAGCTTCTTGTAAGATTCCTCTATCTCAATACTCTCGCATTCACGAATAGTAAGACATCTGTCTGGAGACGGATCGTCTTTATCTATAACGTTCTTGTCCGCTGGTTCCCAAACCAATATTTTACATGCTAGAATATCAAGCCCATCTTGATAATGAACAGGTGTTGAACTTTCCATATCTAAATAGTATCTGCAATTAATGACTCAACTAATTGGGCAGCTTGATTTGCAGCAGCGGCCTTAACTTGATTCAACATCAATGTGGTCCATCCCTTCTTTTTTTGATGTGCTATTGTAATGTTTTGAGCATTAATTGTATCTGTAACAACATCAGCAACCTCATCTGGTTCAACAGCAACACAGGTAAATTGATAAGGCTGTACATTCTTGAAACCGTCATCTTGCCCCATCTGAAAGTCCTTGATAAGTATCTGTGTTACATTATATTGCTGAAACAATATATTGTACACTTTCAAAATACCCTTGTATTGCATCAACTTTACAAACTTCGACACATCCTCATAAGGATATATATCTGGATAATTGCTTACAATTTTGCCAGTAACGGTAAAATTTATATCGCCTCCAGAAACCAATTCCTTTCTTGAATAATCACGCCCCTGCACCTTTGTAAGAATCAAGTTATTTGAACTTTGAGAACTAACATTGGCACCAAGATCACAAAATGCAATACTTCCAGGAACTTCTATTTTGGTATTGTCAAATACACTTTCAGTATTGCCCGATTCATTTGTACTTAAATTCTTAATCTTATCCCAATATGTCTGGATCTCTAAAGTCTGCGTTTTGCCATCTTCTGTAGGAATCCAAATCAGAAGACCTTCATTTGCTGCCTTACCACGATATTTAAGGACCACGCCCATCTTATTGCGTGTCTCCTCATCCATCTTCTTGCCATTTTCGATTATTTTCTTAACCTCTTGACCTTGGTTCTGGAGATAAGCAGCCTTTGCTGATTTTTTGTCCATATTTCTTAGATAGCTTGGGTACAAATCATTTATTTTAGCAAATGCAGTCTGCATAAGTGTTCTCTTTGCTGCATATACATACATGCTCTCATACCCACGAGGAGAATAGAACTTTAATTGCCCATCTCTCTTCTTATAACGTGAGAGCGAAAATGCGCTGTTGAAGCCTAACTGTGAGACTCCAACAGCAACATTATATTGTAAATTTGAAAACAAACTCATTTTTATCCGATTACATTTTCGTTAAAATCTTGAACGACATCAAGCAATGCTGCCGCTAAATCTTGTTTAAGAGTAGCTACAGCAGCAGCCTTATGTTCGTTTGTCAAGTCAATTTTATCTACATTCATCAAATTGCCAATACGTACAATCACCTGCTTTGGAGCAGCCGCATTATTACTGTAATGGTTCTTGTATTTTGATTCATCTGCACCAGTATGAATACGGTTCAAAGCCTTATTTGTTCTTGGTGTCCAACGCTTTGTAGTTGTTGGAGTAACGGTTTCAGTAGGTTTCTTTGGTGTATAGACATTACCGTTAGCATCATACCATTGCGGAACCTTAAAAGGAGCACGTATTTCATATACATACTGTTTACCATTAAACACCTTCTTGTCACCAACCTTGTCACCGCCACCAAAACCTCCTGGAGATAAGGAGAAAGATGAACCTGCTGGGAAGAACCCTTCCCAATAATTTCTATCCAAGAATCGTGCGAACAACGGTCTATATCTCTCTGGAACCTCACCAATAAACGTTGCCATATTTGAGAATGCTGAATTAACCACACCAAGGAAATCTGATATTGTCATATCAGCATTGCTCTGTCTTACACGCTTCATCCACTCTGGTGTACCAAAAACACCTGTAGGTGATCCGATGATATTCATCGTTCCTGTGATACGAGCGAATACATCTTGAATCTTCATAGGGTCTATCTGCTTTCCCTTATCGAACTCATCAAGAATCTGTGTATATGCAAGGAAGGCATCTTTCATGCTTGATAATACATAATTTGTAATATCAGCCGTAGCCTTTGAGAAATAGACCTGATGCTCAGTAGGATTCTCAAAATCAGATGGCCCAGCACCGTAATGTAGAGTATTATCTATCTGGCTATTAGGAATATGGAATTGTTGCCATCCTTGATTGATAACCTTGTAACGCTCAGACTGATTAGGTGCAACGGCTATTTGTTTTAACATCCATTCACGATAACCCTGCACTCTTTCGTTATTAGGATCTGCACCTATCTTCATCAGTTCAAGCTGGCGTGCTGTATTGTCATCAATCACACCTCCAGGAGAAAGCAACAACTTATGACCTAACAAATTCAAATACTGTTGATTAAATTGTTTTGTTATAAGGTTTTTATATCCACTTCCAGCCTTCAGTCCAGCCATTTGCTCAATAACTGGAGTGTATTGCTCAGTTAAACTCTTTCCAAATATTCGTCCCAAAGAATTCTTAAGGCCTCCAATATTACTAAACGCTTCCTTGTAAACTTCACCATTTGTTGTTTCAAAGAAGTTCTTTCCCTTGTCAGAGCCAGCCTTTGATCCATTTTTCTCTGCCCAATAACGCTTCCAATTATCAGCAGCTGCCTTTACCATTTCGTTCTCAGTAGCGATACGGCTACTGGCAGCAATCATATTTGCAGCAAACACATCACTCTCATTGTTCAGTCTCATTGACAAAGCCCCAAGAGTACGGAAGCTATTCGCCCATTCTACATTTGCATTGTATGCGTCTATGGTTGCATTATAAGCATTAACAGTATAAATTGCCAAAGCAGCCAATGCACCTATACCAGCAGTTATTAAGCCAGCTTTAATAAACAACATCCACTTTCCTATATTACCTATAGTTGACAAAATACTAGCTCCACCAACTTTTGACAATATACCTGTACCTGTTGCGCCAACAGTACCAGCAGTTTGTGCTGCAACATTGGCTCCACCAATAAGACCCATCTGCATTGCGGCATTTTTATAAGAAGCAAATCTACCCATGCCATACATACGTGACAATATGTAAAACTCCTTAAATGCTGTTACACCAGATATAATCTTTGATGTAAAATTAGCAATTCCATACAATAATTGTCCCTGTAAAAGTCCACGGATCATCATAAATCCACTCCATATACTCTTAATGGTGCTTGCTCCCAAACTAAGCCACATGTGCCACTTAATCCAATCAGCAATAAAACTTTTACTCCAATTTGGCAAAGCATTCCAAACGCTCATAATAGCTTTAAACATGCTAACCATTGAATCAATAGTCTTCAAGAACAAATCCATCATGTCCTTAAGACCTTGTGCAAACTCTGATGACTTCATAAGGGCTATCATTCGTTGCAAGAAATCTCGTATAGCATCTTGCATTTGCTCAAATCCCTGCATACCGCTCTCTGTAAATGCAGAAGTCATCTGATACCAAAGACCTTGTATAGTGTTCTTCTTCTCATCTGCCAGGTTTTCAGACAAACCAATAGACTTATCTCTATTCAAATCTGTTACCTGTTTTACCTTATCTGCATTTTGAATCAATGCAAGCGCACCTGGTGCCGCTGTTACACGGAACATATTGTTAATAAGACTCTGGAAGTCACCAGCGGATAATGTTTTACGCTTCTCATTCAATTCTGAGAGAATTGTATTGAAATCACGCATATTTCCATTCTCATCCTTCACATTTATTCCAAGAGCCTTCCAAGCAGCCTTGCCCTTCTTAGTTGGGTTCATCATATTAAGGAGCATCATACGCAATGTTGTACCTGCATGTGAGCCTTGAATACCAGCATCTCCCAATACACCAAGAGCAGCAGAAGCATTCTCAAATGACATTCCAGATTGATGTGCAACTGTACCAGCATATTTAAATGACTCAGCCAAATCCCAAAGGGTTGTATTTGTCTTTGTAAATGTCATAGTCAATACATCGGCCGCATTACTCATACGCTTTGCTGGTATTTCATAACTGGTCATAATGTTAGTGGTCATGTCAGCAGTAGATCCAAGGTCAGTATCGCCAACAATAGCCAAATTTGCAATTGGGCTAATTGCTTGCTGAATATCTTCAACCTTCATACCTGCCATAGCCAAGAACTTACCAGCAGAAGCTACTTGTGGTGCTGTAAACTTAGTCTCAACACCAACTTGGCGCATAATATCATTCGCCTTTGCAAACTTTTCATCAAAGTTGGCTGAAGTATCGTGAGTTCCAAGAATATTTTTTGTTGTTTGCGAAATATTATCATAAGTTGTCGCATCGTGGAATACCTTTGTAACTCCAGACATCAATGAACTCAGTCCGTATGCAACACCCATACCCTTAACCATCTCAGCAGCTACATTTGTACCTGTTGTTGCGTATGTTGGACCCAATACTTGTCGAACAGATGGGAACAAACTTCTATTTACTGGGGTTCCAGAAGATGTTCGTCTGGATGTGGTTCTTGAAGCTGCTTGACCTGTTGCACTTGCGGCTCCAGCGGCACCAGCTGCCGCAGCAGAAGCACCTGTAGAAGTTTGTGATTTTCCTTGACGTGGACCAGATGCAGTAATTGTAATATTACTCATTGACTTAACCTGCTCGATTTTAGCAATGAGCTTGTCAAGAGATTCCATTGCAGTCTTTGTACGTGCCTTCGGATTGATATATCTCTTGTTAATATTATTGATACTCTGCTGTGTATCAGAGATCTTCTTCATAAGGTTAGTCAAATCGGATTGCGCAGCTCGTGTATTGACCTTATTGCCAGTAAATGATGTAGAAGCATTTTTACCATTATACACACCAGCCATAGGAGCAGACATCACCTTCTGAATTTTTCCTTGACTGATAGCATTTCCAGCAACCTTTACTTCATTAAGAAGGGCAAGTACACGAGTTAATTTTTGCTCAACTCTAGTTGTATCAACATCCATTTTGACATGGTTTCTGTTCAAAGATGCAAAAGCAGAGTTTACCTTACCTATGCTCTTTGAAACGACATCAAACCTCTTGGTCAAAGCTTCCATTTGCTGAGTAGCTTCCTGGAACTTACGAATTGATTCAAGAGCTGGTGTTGAATTGACGTTTATTTGATAATTAACTGTATAATCCATTGTTATTCTAATTTTAAAAGAATAGCTGAAGGTTGAAGTATCAAGATTAAAAAAGCCTCTTACCAAACTAGGCAAGAGGCTTCAAAATACAAAATAAATTATTTATTTACGCAAGCATTCCAAGTGCGTTCGCAGACTGTTTTATAACCATTTGCTCATGCAACCATAAAGCATCCTCTGAAAATTGAGCAAACAACTCATCGTCCAACTCGTCCACGTTTATTGCTGGAAAATAATGACGTATATATATCAGTCTTTGTCTAAAGTACTGACTGTCTTTTACTTTCCAGCGGTCGATAAATTTACCAGCTTGCTCTGGCGCAACTCAATGATTCTGCCCAACTGAGGCATGGTGCCATAAACAAATAATGAATCGTCCTTAACCAACTCCTTGTCACCATCAACAAAGCAGTCCTTAGCAAGTTGGCGCATAGCACCTGCCTGGTCCTTCTGTGAGAGTGAAAGGTATGTACTGAATGCGGTAAAAGGAGGCTGCTTGAAATAAGCTACATAATAAGGCTTCTCGCCAAACTCCTCATCACCAATAACCATGATTGGGAACACACGCTTCAGCTTAGGGTCAGCCTCACGAAGTTCCTTTACTTTTGCCACAATCTCTTTCTGGAGCTTCTCATCCTCCATGTAATTTACATTTGCTGTATCAGTCATAACTTAAATATAATATTGTTTTTTATTTATGAATAGTGAGTTTAAAAGTTAACAGGTTTGAAAAAAGGGAAGAAATCTTTCGATTCTTCCCTTAAAACACATTATATTGAAGTTACAGCCATGAACTAGTACCTTCTCCTGTGATAATATCAAAAGGATTCAAGTCGTACTCCTTTGTGATATTAGTATCATCTTGCTTACTCTCAAAGCCATCCTCATTGAAAAGACAACCCTTCAGAGTTACGGTCTCAGCTTGCCAATCCTCACCAGCGTATGCGTTTGTAAATGAAATAATCAAGTCAAACTCGCCCAAGTCCATAAGAGAACCAGCCAATGCTCGAAGCTGGGAAACGGTGTTATAGTCCATTGTGATTGATGCTGTACATGTCTTGTTACCAAAACCACGGTTTACAGGATCACCACCTCGTCCATAATTAGTCTCCACCTTACGCTTCTTATTCCACTTGATTTCAGAGATACCCTGCATGATAGTAGAGTCCTCAGAAATATCAAGAGCTGGAATTGAGACACGAATCATTGACCAACTGTAGGCCACATTATTAATTACTGCCATGTGTCAATTACTTATTTGTTAAAGCAAGGCCCTCAACAACGTCAATCTCGTTAGCCTCACCTACAGGAACGATTGAAAATTTGATAATCAGTGTATCGCTCTTTAATACATTCTGAGTCTTATCAATTGTAACTGCGTAACCACTAATCTCCTCGTTAGTCTGCATGGTCTTAAGAATATCTCCAACGAGATTCCGGAACATGGTAATCTTTGCAGAAGACAAATATCCAGTGCTAGGATCAACCTTCAAAGGAGAATGTACATAAGGCAAAAGAGCATTGCGAACAGCACGCCTTGCCTTGTTTATGGTACGGTTGCGTGCAATAGTACGGTAGTCACCGTTTGAACAAGTTTGATTACCACTGAGGTAAACTCCATTTTCCTTTCCTTGATACTTGCACAAGAAAATATAGCCCTTATCAACAAGGCCATCTACCTGCACCTTATTCAAAGAAGAATACTTCAGAGAACTTGTAAGCTTACCATCTGTACCGAGTGCGGAATTGCCAAAACCAAGCTCTATGTCTGGGAAGTAACCGATAAGGTTGAACTTGTTAACCCAGGCAATAGACTCTTCTACAGAAGCATCTGCAAGGCATCCAAGAGCAGCACCAATTACACCTACTGGAGTAAGATTCTCAGTATTCTTGATCTGCATATTTGTTACATCTGCGTCGAGACCTTGGCTGATAAGAACACTTACATAACGTTCACTATTGATACAAGAAGGAATCTTGTTCAAATCAATGGTCTTTACGTTATCTGCGGTGCCAGATACATAAGAAGTGTTTGCACTCAGCAAAATAGACAAAGGAGAATTTTCATCAGCAAGAGCCTTTGCTTTTGAATTCAAGTCTGTCACCAAATCCAATGTATAACTTGAAGCACCTGTGTCTGTCTGCTTCCAAAGAGGCTGGTCCGTCCAAACACCAAGCTGATTAATCATACCGTGAGCAGCACGCTGCATTTGTGTGATTGCATCCCAGTTGTTTGAACAATCAGCAAACATGATAAACAAACGACCATTCTCACCCTGTATCTTGAAGAAATGGTCAATATGATAATAAGGAATGCCATAAAGCAAATCCTTTGAACTGTCACCAGAATACTTTGTAATACCGAGTTCGGCCAAATCGTCCATAGAGTTAATCTCTATAACATTGCCCTGCAATTTATTTTTAACAGCAAGACCAGCACCAGCAGTAAAGAACTTAGGCTGCTTTGAAATATCAAACAGCAAACCAGTGACTTTCTCAGTTGAGGTTGTTGAGCTGGTTCCAATGTTACCATCGGTATCGCTCATAAAAACACCACCTAAAGGCATATCTTTGATTGATTAATATTAATTGTAGTATGGATTTTTGTAAAGAATAGCACCATCAATAATGGATGGTTGGGTGTCCTTTGTATAAACACAGCCAGTACTATCTACATACAATTCATCATATTGACTAAACTTCTTCAAGATTGCATCAACTGACGCTGGAACTTCTGGAGTTGCCTGGCTTTCTGATTTAGAACCACGCTTTGAAGTCTTTTTCTCCTTCTTTTCCTCTGGAGCAGGGTTTTGTGGAAGTTTGTCATCATTTGTATTCGTGTCCACATTCTCAGTTACAACATCTTCTGGGTTTGCATCAACTGACGCTGGAACTTCTGGAGTTGCTTCTGGGGCTGTGTCAACATTTTTAATTTCATCGGCACTCTCTGGCACCTCTTTATTCTTTAATCTAGCCATAACTTGTGTAAAATCTAAAAAAGGGAATGGAGTCAAGCCCCACTCCCTTTAAAAATATATTTTGAAGTATCTAAGTTGGTATTACTCAGTAGCCTTGTAAGCTGTCCAAACAGTAATCTCCTTTGGACGAACAATGTTTACGTCCATCTTCATACGCATCTGGAAGAAGTAAAGCTCACTGTTAGCCTGCAAACGCTCAACCTTAACAACCTCTGAGTCGTTAGCGTAGTCAACACCCATCCAAAGGTTAGAGTCCATACCAGTAGAGAATACACCCAAAACGATAGTGTGCTCTGGAACGCCTACGATAGGGATGATTCGCTTACCCTTGAAACGGTACTCATTAATCTTGGTGTTGTCTGAGTACTTAACCTGCTTGTCGTTGAGATATTGATCGTACAAATCCCAAACATCCCAGCCAGTTACAAAAACGAGGTTAGAATTCTTACGTACAGCCTTTGGACACTTACGCCACATGGCACGAAGAGCAGCCTCTACTTGCTCACCAGTGGTAAGCTCTGTATTACCAGCGATAACACACTGGCCACCAGCCTTATCCGCTTCTGTTGCATCGGTCTTGGTATTGTCAATAATACGCTTAATTGCACCATCGAAATACTTCATCGGACCACCAGCATTGTCGCCACCAATATCTGTACCGTCAGTAGGAGTTGTAATCTTAGCAGCCGCCTTGCCACCCTTTGCAGAGCACCAGATAGACTCACCGATATACTCGTTCTTCTTCTCAATCAAAAGGCGAAGCATAGTGGCTTGCAACTTTGGATCAAGGTCACGGAACACAAGATTATCATTTGGCTGTGCGAATTTCCAATACTTCTCGTAATCACGAGGATTAAACTCAATGTAAACCATGAAATCCTTTGGTTCCAAATAACGCTCATTGAACGTATATTGATTCAAGCCACCCTCTGTACCTACACCAGCACCCTGGGTAGTTGGTGTAGGTACATTGTCCTGGATGATTTTACCCAACTCAACAGAAGGAATCGCATACTTGTACTGAATACCAGACTTAATATGGATAAGACCTTCCTTATATGTATCATTACCTTGCGCTGTATAGGTTAACAAGTCTTCAAGGACCTCACCACTATAGGTATTTTGCGCAAAATTTACTGAACTTGGCATATATTATTTATAATGTTTTTTAGTCAAGTGTATTAAATTGAAAATCTGGGGCGATTCGAGCCTCAATTTCAGCTTGCAGCTTTTTCTGTGCCTCAGTCAAGTTATCCTTGGCATTGTCAATATTAGCTGGATCAGTTGCGATTTGCTCTGAAATCTTCTCACGGCCTGTGATAGAATCCAAAGTTGCCTTTACGGTTTCAAGATTCGAGTGAGCCATCTCAACCCACTGCTCCTTTGACTCTGGCTTAATCTTTCCAGCCTTCACAGCTGCATCAATAAGCGACTCAATTTCAGCATCCTTTGCCGCACTCTCTGCGTCCTGGTATACTTTCAACTGATTTTTAACAGAAGCCAACTCTTCATTCTTGTTGTTCAGTTCTGTTTCAACACCAGCCTTCTCAATCTTTAACGCATCATAAGAAGCCTGTACTGTCTTCAACTGTTCCTTTGCATTCTTCAGTTCTGTGAGCTGATTTACAACATCAGCAACCTCAGAATCCTTTGGCAAACCAAGTTGAGCACAAACAGAACCAAAAGCGAATACATCTTGTTCTTTATTCATTTCTTGAGAATTTTGTTTTTCGTTCTGATTTTGATTAGGAATAGAACCATTATTTTCTTGTGGTTTAATTTCACCTGCTTCAGCGCAAATATCAACCATCATTTTTTGTATTGCAACTGCATCTGTCAAGTCTTTCATCTGGTTTTTTACCTTTGAACAAACTTGTTTAGAAGTTTTCAATATATTTTCTGCTGGAATGATACCTGCATCAACTGCTTGTTGAGCATCAAAATAGGTTCCATTACATCCTTCATCACCATCCATTATTGACTGTACCTTTTCTTTTGACAGGCCAAAACGCTTACGATAAATTGTTTCAATCTGCTTTCTGAAAGCATTTACCGTCTGTTGCGTGTCTGGATCCATATTGTCCTTATTCCCGCTACGCAAGAATGGATTGTGAATCATCAAGATAGAATAGTCACGCATATATGCCTTGCTTCCAGCGGCCCATAAAACAGAAGCCATTGAAGCAGCCAAGCCATCAATAACGGTTTCTACAGGAATCTTACTTTCCAGAAGAATGCTGAATGTGCTCATTCCATACAAAACACTTCCACCTTCACTGTTAATGCAAACAATAATCTTAGAAGGTTTAATGTAATCGTGAAGCCACAAAAACTCATCATTGAATTGTCGTGTACTACAGTCATCTATTCTGCCATAGAAGCGCATAATAGCAGGTTGGTCTTCATGCGCTTCTCCTACGACATATTTTAATTCTTCGCTATTCATTTCCGATTTTTTCAAAGAATAGAATGTATTTTTTTAGATAGTTGTATTATTCACCTGTATTATCACCAATATCTCCATCACCTTCACCCCCTGTATCAACATGTGGCTCAAATTTTGCAACATCTTCAAACTTAGGTGTTTGATGATCACCATGATTATCTTGATCGTGTTCTGGAGCATCGGAATGGTTCGTATATGGTGGCATTACCAAATATCTATCAACCCAATTTCGATATTGGAATGAAGAACTTGTTCTAAACCATATTTCATAATCTATCCAGTATGGTTGCAAGCCATTGTCAAGAGATTCTGGCATATCAAAATACTGAAGATTGCATCTCTCATTCAGTGCAGATTCATGGTCTTTGGCATCCTGGATGGCATCATTGACACGTTGAAAAACATCAAATCCCTGCAACTCAACATCATCATCACTATTATTCAAATTATTGAGAACAAATCTTATTCTCATTGTTGCACGTCCTTCACCAATTCGTTGCTGTGCAACCAAGAATCTTACATTTACAAATCTGACAAATGCTGCTGGGAAAGCTACTGCGTATTCAGTATTTCCCTTAGAACGAATAATGCGTTCAAACTGACCATTATCTATCTTTACCGTCTTAAACAATCTATCAGAATTGTCATCATTTGGGTCAACACGAATAGATTCCAAGACTCTTTTTACAGCCTTATATACATTGATTATAGGATTATCTTGAATCTCTTCTTGTGTTGTTTCATCTGGAATTTCTGGAGTTTCAACTTTTTTATCTTCATCTGGCTTCTTATGCTTATCAACCAAACGAGTTGGAACAATTAATGGGTTCTTTATATCGTTCATTTCGGAAATCCATCAAAAATACGAATACTATAAGATTGTAATTTATCATTTAACACTGTAGAATATCCAATAAACTGTCTTTGAATACTTCTTACACCTGTGTTTCCATAAGTGTGCGAGCCGCTTGGGTCATTGTGAACAGCAGCATAACAAAAGTTTCTTCCATATTGCCTTTTACTATGTTTAAAAGCAAATGGATCAGTATAAATGGAAACGCCACGCTTATTACCAGTCCCCTTAAAATGCTTCCATACTATTGAGTTCTTCAGATTTCCAGTTTCTTCAAGTAATGGGTGTCGTTTTTTATCTCGTCTAGGTTGCCAAGCAAAAGAACTTGCAGAATTAAAACGTCTCAAATAAAAAGACTGCTTGAAAATATGCTTGGCTGCATCACCCATTATAGTTTCAAAGTTAAACACATTAACCTCAAACTTATTAGATAATACAGCCCACTGCATCATTAATTGCTTTGGAGTTATTACTTGTCCAGCCATTTTTCCTTTATTGATTTTGAAATAGATTTCAACTTTCTTTTATAACCTTTTGGTATCTGGAAATATGGATGCTGTGCTCCAAATATTTTTCCTCCCTTGCATACACTATCAGAGAAAATAGGGTTTATGAAATCTGGCTTATCTACAATTTTAGACTCTATATTTGCCAAGTCTTTATGATTCAGAACATCATCGCCTTCTTCTATCAAGAAGCATCTACATCCATAGTCTATAGGTGGAATAAGCCATGCTGGGAAGGATGACTTCGGATAGCTTGTTCCCTCCAATGCAAGATGCCAAGGCCTAACACGTTCATCTCCCTGTGTCATATATGTTAAAATTGTAGACTCGTTGTACTTAACCCATCCAGCAGCTATACCCATAGCATAATTAACATCGTCATTTTCAACATTAGCATAAATATGATTGTATAAATAACAAATGTCTTCACAATTTTCCTCGTTCTCTTCATCTTCAGAATCATAAATTTTAGACACATTATAGGCCATCTGGAATTCTTCTGCTACAGCAAAGTCTATAATATTATCTAACGCTGCAAGCAATATTTTTCGACTTTCCTTGTCCTGTGAAGTCAAACCATTGTTTTTGCTGCGAACCAAATCCATTGCATCTTCAAGGCTTAAATTAAAACCCTGCAACGCATGGTTTACCATAAATTCAATACGCATATCAATGATTGCTTGAAGCAATTCCCATCTATCAGTTTCATTCTGATACTTCTCTAAGAACTTTTTGAAAATTGATAAGATAGCATTATATTCTGCCATATCATCGGCATTATCTTTGGAAGAGGAAACGCTACCAACTATTCCTCTTCCTCGAAAAAATTTTCAACGTTCTTTTTCTCCCCTCGTTTATGGCCATAGCGTCTAAAATATTCCTCGTCAGACATGATTCTTCTATCATGTGGAGATTCACCACCAGTTGGTGTCGCTGGGCCACCGTTAATGCCATTTGTGTTATTAAACTGCTCACCAACAACTATACCAAACTCTTTTTCGATTTCGTCTGGTGACACTACATATTTATTCGTTAAAAAGTCATACAAAGAAATCTTATCTTTGTTATTCATCTCTACACGATTTGAATACTTAAATTCAAGACCTGGTGAAATATAACCCATTGCAACAAGTCTAGGAATAATCTCTTCATTCATCATGTTTTCAATGAAATCACGATAAGCCTCAATGCGCTCTCTAAAAATATCCTGGTGGGCAGACGTAGAACCTACGTATGATTGTGTTTCACCAGACATGGTTTCAGAACCAACAATAAGGTTAGAGACTTCCTTGTTAACAAAATCAATAAGACTTGTATAAATATGCTCAGAATTTGACATCGTAAATGTCTTAACATCAACAGAATCATTGAGTCCTGTTACTATAATTTTATTCTGAGCTGCATTCGCTATATTTTGCGCAAGTCTTTGTCTATCTTGTACACTCTCAGAGTCAGTCTTTCCATGAATGATTGGTTGACCATAAGTATGAGAGAAGTTTACATAATTTGCAACAGTAAATTTCTTTGCAAGAATCAATGGTGTAGTTGCAGAAAACAAGCCCAAGTCTCCAGTGTTAATTAACACATAATTGGTTGAATACGCTTGTGTATTCAAATCCCATCCTGGAGACCACTGCCCTTGTCGTTTGACAACACGGCATTGGTTTGCAAGCACATTTCTACGTTCTATAATATTAACCTCTTTAAGCTTTCCTGTTCTAGGGTTAATATCTGGCATTATTTCTAGCAAGGTATATCCATACCATTTAGCTTCAACAATACCTTGAATGATTTTTGTGAACTGAGAGCCTTGTATTTTTCTTGTCTCTTCCACATCTTTTATATACTTACCACGATCATTTTGTCGAGCAAGCATATAACGCTCACCTATAATTTGTGACTTAACGGTTTCAAGCACACCATGAAGATGAGCATCTTGTTGAACACATGCCTCATAAAGATCCATCAGCGGGCCTCTATCATCCAAAACAACACCTCTAGAAACGTCAGATTGAACAGTTTTATATCTGCAATGTCTGTCTATTTCTCGAACATATTCTTGAATGGTCTTCTTGCTTGTTCTAAAAATACTCTCCAGGTATGTGCCATGAAACGTTGCCGCAGTACCGATATTATCCATATATTTAGAGTTTTTCAAAGAATAGTTTTATCGACTTTTTAATGTTGGACTATATTTTACCTATATAATATTATAACAACTCATATATAAATAATCAAAATTATAGGAATATCAACACAACACCCTTGTTTACAAGCGTTTTTTTGTATTATTATATGTTAAAATGATATTTTTATTTTGCCATTTCAAATATTATATATATCTTTGCACCGATAAATTCATTGTTTAATCAAAATTCAAGTAAAATGAGTAAGGAAACAGAATTTTACAGAATCAAAATGACCTACCAGGGAGAGAAAGAAGACGGTGGTATCGACACCATTAAGTCTGAGGACCTGGTAATGGCATCTAATTACACAGATGCAGAAAAAACTGCATTCAAGTTGATGGAAGACAAGGCTATTGACGATATGTCAACGGTTAAGTACGAAATCCTCAAGACAAAGATTGCAGATGTGATTTACAACAACACATTCGTTACTGACACAGAATTGGTTGGTGGTTTGTTTGTTTATTACTTTGAAGAAAGTGATAAAACAGAGGTTGGACTCTATTCAGTTCAAGTAAACTACATTGAACTGAAAGAAAATGGAAAGGAGAAGCGTAGCACAGAAACGCTTTATATTCCTGCAACAACACCACAAGAGGCAGCATCGCTCATTTCAAAGCATTTGAAGCATGTTGGCGAGACACGTGATTGGGTCATCAGAAATGTCAAATACGACAAGGCTCAGTCTGTTCTTGTAACCAAGAGCAAACACGAAAAGGACGTTGCATAATGACATCTCCAATGGGGGCTGGAAAAACTGTACAAACAACATGTACTGAAGTATCTATTCCAGAATTCCCAAAACTCCTTTTTGGAACACACAGTGATGGTAGCAGATTCTTTGATGCTACTGAATATTTTACATCTAAAGACCCATCAAAGGAATTAACTGTTGAGGACTTCTTTGTAAAGTTCAATTTTCAGATTCAAGCAATTGCTAAAACTTACGATTTGAAATCTGGAGATTTTGTTCTCATTAATAAAAGTGGGCACCAATTGATTAACGGAGCTTTTTGCTATCCGTTCCTATCTTATGTCGATCCGCAATTCTGCGCTTACATGAATGAAGTCATGGATGAATTATTTACAAGAGGATTCGTGATGTCAGATACACAAATCATATCTCTTGCAAAAGAACGAATCACGCCAGAGTTAGCAAAACAAATATGGAATGGCTAATGTACAATGGCATAAGGCAAAATCTATTTTAATTTTCAATAATCGAAAGGTTCTGGTGGCTATTACAGCTTCTTTGAATGAAACTGCAAGAATATCAGACATAAAGCCAAGCAACATCTCAAACGCATGTCTTGGGAAAATCATGTCGTGCGGCAAATATTACTTTCGATATTTCCATGATAATGTTGAAATAGACTTGTCAGATGTCGGCACACTTAAATTAGAAGAATATGACAAATTATGTGGTGTAAAAAGAAGAGTATACACCAACATCGCAATGAATCGAAAGAATTGGAAATATAATAAAAACAGAGAAAATGACAACAGAAGTAAAAAACAATCAGTTGAAGGTAAAGGTGATTAACAAGTCTAAGCACAAGCTTCCAGCATACTCAACACCTCAGAGTGCTGGTATGGACCTGCGTGCTAATATAGACGAGTCGCTTACACTTCACCCAATGGAGCGAAAGCTCATTACTACAGGTATTTACATGGCACTGCCAATTGGCTATGAGGCACAGATTCGTCCTCGCAGCGGTCTCGCCTTGAAGCATGGCATCACCGTGCTTAACACTCCAGGAACAGTTGATGCAGACTACCGTGGAGAAGTTATGGTTCTTCTTGTAAACCTCTCACAAGAAGACTTTATCGTTAACGATGGTGAGAGAATTGCTCAAATGGTTATTGCTAAACACGAACAAGCTGATTTCGTAGAAGTTACAGAACTTGACGAAACAGATCGTGGTGATGGTGGATATGGCCATACTGGAGTAAAATAATTAAATCGTGTGCGTCTTATTAGGCGCACACATTTTTACACACTATTATGGCAAAACCTGTTAGAGCCGACCATCCAGAAGTTATCAAATTAGAATATAATGGAAGATACATCAGATTTCGACTTATCGAAAGAATAGTGTACATCAGTGTATATGATGTTAAAAACCTGTTCAGATGTTACAATATTCCGTATGAAGAACTAAACATCAGATGTAATTCATACGTCAGAATTGTATTCTTCAAAGATGGAGGCACGCTTCAAGCAATTGAAAGCTTTGATTTACCAACAATATGTAGACTTGGAAATCATGGCATTATATCTAAAGAAAATCAAAAAGCAATCGACTGGATTGTCGAAACTTGCAAAAAGATACAATCAAACAATATGAACCATAAAAATACAACACAAGTTGTAGCAACTGGCACATCTGAGCTAATTCATATCTCAGAAGAGAATGGTAAACGTGCTGTTAGCGCACGTGAGTTACACAATTTTCTTGGCGTTGGAAAGGACTTCTCTAACTGGATTAAAGACAGAATCAAGAAGTACGGATTCGTTGAAAATCAAGACTTTGAGGTTTTCGCCAAATTTGGCGAAAACCCTAATGGAGGAAGGCCTTCAACAGAATATGCCTTGTCAATTGATATGGCAAAAGAGCTTTCAATGGTTGAGAACAACGAGCGTGGTAAACAAGCACGTAGATACTTCATCGAATGCGAAAAGCGTTTGCGTGATAGTAATGTTCCTTCTTACCAAATCGAAGATCCTGTAAAGCGTGCAGAGAAATGGATAGAGGAACACAAGCAACTCCAGTTAGCGCAACAGGAAAATGTAGCACTTCAGCAAGACAACACCCACAAGACCAAAGTTATAGAAACATTGGTTAAGGATATTAGCCTTGCAGATATGCGTCAACGCATCAACGAAATTATCAGAAAGAATGGTGTAGCAAAAATAAAGGATTCTTTTCACCGTCTTTACACAGAGTTCAATGCCAAATATCACATTAATGTATTTACTCGCATGAATAATGTCACATACAAAGGCAATGCGATGGACTACATTGAAAAGGAGCTTGATATGATGCCACAGCTTTACGACCTTGCTTGTAAGCTATTCGAGAACTCTTACAACGACATTATGGATTCCTGGGGTAAATCAGCTAAACGTGCTGACAGAAACAGAAATATTTCCACCAGACAACAACTTTTGAATTAATATGGGAACAGAATATAATATACAAAATATTACAGTAGATTATCTTCTTGAAATGATCAAGAAGCAGAATACTGCTTATCGTGCTGGCACCCCTATAGTTACGGATGCAGTGTACGATGCTGAGATCGAGAAACTGAAAGAACTCGACCCAGAGAATGAGTGGTTCAAACATGTAGAACCATCTCCAGTGTCAACTTCAAGAAAGAGAAAGCTTCCTCTTCCTATGAAATCATTGAATAAGGTCAAAGACATCAATGAACTGAAAAAGTGGTTTTCTTCTCTTGGATTACATGCCGACACAGAACTGATACTTATGCCAAAATTTGATGGCCTATCTCTTCTCCACAATGAACAAACTGGTGAAGCATGGTCTCGTGGTGGCGCAGAAAACGAAGGTCAAGACTGTACTGCACACTGTATTGCTGCCAACATTGTTTCTGATACAAGATATTTATTCACTTATGGTGAATTTGTCATTACTCGTGAAAACTGGAGACAGAACTTTGAAGGTAAACGTTCAGAATACACTGGAGACATTTATAAATCTCCTCGCAATACAGCTGCTGGCTTCCTAAACAGAGATGAGCCTTGTAAGGAAATCGCTCACGCATCATTCTTCCGATACGGAATGGATAACAACACACTCAACTCGTTTGAGACTTTTGGAGAGGCCATTACAGCAATCTGTATGGATTATCAACAGCCACATTTGCACAAGAAAGTAAAAACTAAAGATGTTACAGAAGAAATGCTTCTGTCTCTCTTTAAGGAATGGTCTGTTATATATCCTATTGATGGAATTGTTGTATATATCAACAAGCTTTCTATCTGGAATTCTATCGGAAGACATCAGACAACTGGCAACCCTTTGTACGCAATAGCATACAAGCACCAAGATTTCACAGAGTCATTTGAGACTACCGTAAAAGGTATCACATGGAAGGCAAGTAAGTCTGGTGCATTGAAGCCTGTTGTGAATATCGAAATGGTAAACACAGGTGACTGCAACATGGAAAATCCTACTGGGTACAATGCTGGATGGGTTAACGATCACGAAATTGCTAAAGGAGCAAAAATTCTTGTGACCAGATCTGGAGGAGTAATACCAAAAATCATCGAAACTCTTCAGCCAGCAACAACAGAAGAGCAAGAAAGATTATGGGATGAACTTGCAGAATGTCCTCACTGCGGATCTCCAACTTCATGGAACAGCAATGGAATAGAGCTGTGTTGTACAAACCCATTGTGCCAGGGAATGCAGCTTGCAAAAATTGTATTCTTCTACACACAATGCGGTGCCGAAAATATGGGTGAAGAAACAATTGCAAAAATCCAGAACATAGGCAAAACTACCGTACATGATTTCTTAACCGTGACAGCAAAAGAACTGTTAGGAATTGATGGATTTGGTGATGGCATTGCAAGTATTGTTTTGGAGAACAACAAGAAGCTCCTTGAAGGAATAGAACTTCCAACACTCATGCAAGCAAGTGATTGCTTTACAGGAATCGGAAAAGTGAAGGCACAAAAGATTCTTGACAAGTTGTCAGAAAGCGATGACTACGACAAATTCTTCAGAATGGAATATACTCCACCTCAGAAAGGTGATAAAGTATATGCAAATGCGTCCAAGACCTTCCAGTCCTTCTACGATGGAGTAATACCATTCTATCATTTCGTCAAGGCTTCTGGTCTCACATTCTTGGCACCAAAAGAAGATGAAGTTAACAAAGACGGAACTTGTGCTAGCATGAAAGTATGCGTATCTGGATTCCGTGATGCAGAACTGGAAGCATTCATCAAGCACGAAGGTGGGGAAACATACAGTTCTGTATCAAAGAAGACAACACATCTTGTTGTAAAAGACAAAACAGCTACGTCATCCAAAATAATAAAAGCAGAGTCTTTGGGTGTGGCAATATTAGATATTGATGAATTTAAAGAATTGGTAAAATACAGCTCGTAACTCACACGTTTACATTAATTTGTGTTAAAATATCGTGTCGAATTGATATTAATCGTGTCGAATCGTGTCGAATTCAAAAATATTTTGTATCTTTGCATCGTAATTATTAAAAGATACGATTATGGCAAAAAAGAATCAATTGACAAAGAGCGATTATTTACCAATGTCTGAGTTCAAGAAGTTATTAAAAGAACTTCATAAGGATAAGAAATACATCTGGGAACTTTACGCTCGTTTATCTTTCTGTACAGCGTTAAGGTGCTCAGATGTATTGTCATTAACATGGCATGACATCTGGAACCGTTGCTCGCTTACAGTAACGGAAAAGAAGACTGGTAAAACCAGAAAGATTCCGTTCAACTTACAGACACAAGAAAGAATTGATGAAGCTTACTTGTTGATGAAAAAACCAAACCCGAACGAGTTGATCTTCTACAACAAGAAAACAAGAAAACCATTTACAATACAATACATCAATCAAATGGCTAAAAGATGGAAGGAAAAGTATGATTTAAACATTGATCACTTCTCCACCCATACTTTCAGAAAGACATTCGGAAGATATGTATATGATACAAGCAAGGACAAGTCTGAAGCTTTGATTCTTGTCAATAGCATATTGAACCATTCAACAATTGACGTAACAAAGGTATACATCGGCTTGCGTCAAGATGAAGTAAATTCTGTCTTCAATTCTATAAACCTGTAGGTTTATTCAAACAATATACAACTGATTAGCACTCGTATCTAATATAAGTGCTCCCATCTATTTTCTATTTTTAATACAATTGATTATGTGTAAAGAAAATAAGGGGGCACTGGGCCTTAACAAATACCCCCTTCCTTACAACTGCAAACTGTGTGGGAATCAAGAAAACCCAGATGATTTCTGCAACGAAAACAATCGTGTTGTTGAAACTATGCTAAAACAACATGTATGTTTCAACTGCGCATTCTGGATGAACATCGTCAATTCCCAGGCACCGCCAGGACAAATAATTATTGACCACACGTATTACATAGCGCACCCTTATGTTAAACGACCGATGAACCGTATAAAAGGAAATAACGGAAAGGAAATGTACATAAGAATGTTCAACGGTGAACTTATCAAATCAAACAACGTGTGGTGCAAGGGTGAAATACCAGAACAGTTTAGGGAACAGCTTCCAAATACAGCAAATTTCCTATCTTTAATGACATTCCAGAAACTTGCAAACAATAATCACAAATGTTATGCAAGAGGATGCTGGAACCGATACCATTGTGTAAGGTACAATATGGACTGCGAAAAAGACGGACCATTCAATACAGTACCGCAATCATACATTATCGGAAGTGATGAATGTCCATCTTTTATTAACAAAACAGAATTAAAAGACACCATACAATGGTAATATATTGTATTATTTCTGTATTTATAATTCTCATATTTGCAATAGTCATATACAAGATTCATGCACTAAATAAGTTTTACAAAGAGCAATCAACACTCATGCAAGAAGAGATTGAATATATATCAAAGTTTATTCTCTTCCAAACAAATGCACATGAATTTGAACTTTGGGGACTTCGCAACGAATTTGTTGATAAAATGAACAAACTTGCAAAAGAAGAAAAATACTAACAGGCAGCTTCTTACAAAGAAGCAGCTATAGGAATACAAGAAACTCTAAAGTATTGCAGAGAGAATTTGACAAAACCTCAAAAGAAAGGATAATTATGCAACAAGAACAATTTACAAAAATAATAAATGAACGATACGAAACTTTAGATGTAGAAAGTCTAAAGAACAGTACACCTGTAAGTGTCGTTCACAAAATGGCAAACAAGCCTGGTGCCACAACAGCAGATATAGAAATCTGCGCAATGATAACTGCCATGTTTTGCTGGGACCACGATCCTAAAAAAACAATCGAGACAGCAACAAGATTTATGGATATGGTAAACTGGGATATTGCAGAATACGTTAAGTACGGTGACTTCTACGACATTCCAGACAACAAGGTGTTTTCAAGAATGTTAAAGGCTGAAAGCATAAAATCAGTCCTACATAATCTCAGACAAATATACTCTACAAGAAAGAGTATGAAGGAGACAATTGACAATACACTCACAAGTAGCATGTATGGTGATGGAAAAGCATTCAAGGTTCTTTTGTACGACTTAACAAAGATTTACGAACCTGCCAGAATGGGTAGTCCAGAAAGAAATTCTACATGCAGTAGAATAAACAATCTATTGCGCTGGATGGTCCGAAGTAATGATATTGACCTAGGAGTATGGCAGACAAGCACAATACAACCATCAATGCTGAAGGCCATATTGGATTGCAAGGTAGCAACAATGGTTGCAACTAGCAATTTCATAGATAATTCTCCATGTTCGTGGAAGGCGGTCGAAGAGTTAACATATAAAATGAAGATGGTGGACCAAGAAGACCCACTAAAATGTGACGTAGTTTTAAGATCAATAAACTCATTATGGATAAAGTAATAGTTATTATAGCATTTACATTCCTACTAGCATGTATTGTAGGGATATTGAAAGTGATGATACAAAAAGAGGCATGTAACAATTGTCCCCTTAAGAACAAATGTCGTTATATGGAAGGAACGACTGGATATAACGTGTGTGACAATTACAACATGATATATGGTAATCACAGATTGTAACAAATGCCCATCTCGTAATACATGTAGCGTCATCAAGACTGGAGAATGGGATAAGTGTACGATGGTTCAGCACCATTGGGACGAAAGAGGATTCGAACTGTTCAAGGTGGTACTTCCAGCCATCATACAAACAGAAAAAGGAATGCCTCTTTCAGAACAGGTCAGCCTCGCACAAGAAGCTACATCTATAGCAATTGATCAACTTAAGAATAATCCTAAATGGTAGATATAACAACAGTAAACAGAGTCACCAAGCAAGAGATGAAGGAATATCTGGAGGCCCACATGCCTTACGAGATCAACAATCAAATGCTTGGCAGACTCGCCAAATGTTTTGGATTTACATTGAAGAGACAAATGGTTAACGGAAAGATTATTAGTTTTTACGCTAAAATTCAAACAATATGATTACGACATTAAATATACCTGGAGGTATTTCTCCAATTCCAAATGCGTATGTGGGATTTCTATCAGATACCGCAATCACCGTACTCTCAAAAATTTTTGAGGTATGGTACGAAAATCCGAACAACGACTGGATGATTATCTCAAATTCTTCCATCGCTGACGGATTAGCAAAAAGTAGAAACTCAGTTACAACAAAGATAGACGAATTGAGTGCGCTTAATATTATAAAGGTAGAACAACTTAACAAACGTGACAGAAAATACAAAATTAACTGGAGTGAGGTAAATTTCGATTGCGAGGTTATATCTAAGCTAACGCAAACTGGTAAGAACAAGCTCTGGAATGCGTGCTATGTTAATTCTGAAAACAGCATTGTTCCAATCTCAAAAATAGAAAAGAATGTGGTGCTTACTATAATTCAGAACAATACTGTCACTGCTCAAAAATTTAGCAGTCAACAAGAACGACTGCTCAAAATTTTAGCACTCAACAACTCCACTGCTCAAAAATTTAGCAGTCAGTGTTCAAATTTTGAGCAGTTGCCAGAATCCAGTGTTCAAATTTTGAGCAGTCAAGATATAGATGTATCTGATGAGTTTGCTCAAATTTTGAGCAATGAGATGTTGCAGTGTTCAAAATTTGAGCAGTCAAACAACTCCACTGCTCAAAAATTTAGCAGTCAACCTATCAACTGCACAAAATTTGAGCAGTCAGCTGGAAAAACCAACGCAATTTTTGGTTCGGTTCCAGAAAACTATGCACACGAGAGCTGCACGCCAACGGTAGAATGGTCAAAAAATGACACAACTATCGAGATTCACGTGTCTGAAGCACTCCAAGATGCCCTGTTCGACATCGGTTTAGACAACGTGCGCATAAAGCTTCGCTCTGATGCTGGGTGTATTGCCGTGTTCCAACAAAAGAAAGAAAAACAAGAAGAACAAGACGGAAAAGAAACAAAGAAAGAAAAAAATCTTCCCCCATACCCCTATCTTATAAAAGAAATAAATAAAGAAAAGGGAGAACAAGAAGAAAAAAAAGAAAAAAAACTCATGGCGAGCGCAGCTCGCCCTAATAAAGGGGGAAAAGACGAAAACGTTTTGGAAAACGATTCGTTTTTGGATTCGGGTTTGGATTCGTTTTTGGAAGGCCGCTCTAACGAGCAACCTTCACGTGTTTTTTCTGTTTTACGTTCTTGGGCCGAAGATCGTTCTTGTGAAGGGTTCGAATATCTTCCAGGTTATGAATTAAATAATATCTTGAACGATCCAGAACTTTACGATTCGGATTACGATATAGTTCTCAGAAATACTTGGAACGATATTCTAGGTCTGTACAGGGATTCGGTTGAGGATTCTCCAGGTTCTGAAAAAATATTGGTTCCAGTTCAAATCTTCAAGACCATGCTTTACCGTGTCTTGGAAGAACAGTACGAAATCAATTCCCAGTTCAAGGTTACAGAACAGGATGCCAAGAACATTTTTGGATTCGAGCTGACAGAACAAGATGGGGAGCCATATTACATAATCGACCCAGATGAGATTCGAGACATCAACAAACCGATTGTCATCAAACCTCAGTTAAAGTCTAGAAACGTTTTTGACCATGCTAGCGAGCGTGTCAAAAAGCTGGTTTACTCAGAGTGTATGGCAGAAGTTCCAGAACAGGATTTCACACGTGCCGAGAAAGCTATACGCTACATGACGAATTACGTTGAGGAGCGTGCAAGAAACAAGACTCCAAGAGCAGAGGAAATGACACCTATGCAGTTTCCGTCATTCTTAGAATCTGTTTCGAAATACAGCAACCTTCCAGTTGATGATTTGAAGATTCTATTCTCCAGATTGCAGAAGAAGAAACGAGTTGGGTTGTTTTATCTGAAATTTAACCTTCTCGTCATAGAAGAAATCATCCAGTTTAACCATGACAGGAACGAGTACGGAAAGGTTGAGGAACTTTATTGCAAAAAGATGGCTGAACGAGAAGGATAACTCATCCAGCCTTTCTTGAAGTTTTTGGTTGGGCCAGATCTATTTTTCTGGTCTGGCCAAAATTCTTCTTACCACCTCATTCTGTTCTGCCAAAACTTCCATCGCCTCTTCTTTGGTTCTGAAATAATTCCCAGACAGGTATCTTTTATGGCTTACTACAGTCTTCTTCTCCTCAGCTTGCATAACGGTTCTCTTGTCTGATATGAACCAGTAATTCTCGCCCTTTTCTCTTTCCATGTTCAACGGTTCGATTCTCTTAAGCGAATGGTTCCATGTTTTACCGACTTTGTTGAGGGCTGCTTCCAGATATTTTCGAGAATAGTCTGCTGGACTAAATGGGGTAAATCGGAAATCATTCACATAGCCCAGGTATTCTTCCATGCTGTATTTAGGGTCCATACCTTTGAGGACATAACAGAACATGGTTATCTTTCCATCCGTGTATCTCATTCTAACAACGCCTACGCCTTCATCTCCAGTCTTCTTGTTAACGAATGAAACCAGATCACCACTTGTAGGCTTATATTGGTCCGTTATGCAAAAATAAGGGTTCTCAAAATCCAGGCCCATATTATCAAGAGCATTAAAGATTCGTTTTGCATCTTCTTCATTTGCGTGGACAAGAGAATCATCTGGTAGAACGTCTGAGCAACGTGAAGGAATCCCATTCTCAATCTTAAAACACATTTTGGTATCGCCAGGAGAAGATGACTGAACGAGATAGATAATATCTCCACGTCTAACCACATCTCCACCACCAAAACCATCTTCCAGCCATTTCTGAAAAATAGCCGAAGTCATACCAGAGTCATTCTCGAAATAAGATGGCTCATGTAGTTTCAAACCAAACTTGGTACGGCAATAACTGCTGACCAAATCAAAATCAATGCGAGTACGGTATCTGCGATTCTTCAGAAAGTACTCTATTTGCTTCTTTCTTTTCATTTGAGATAAATTTATAATCAGCTGCAAAATAATCGCCCAAAACGCAAATAAATGACCTCTGGGACGATTCTGGGTGCAAATATACGAATTCTTTTTAAGGTTTTGTCAATATCTCCCATAAATTAACTTAAATTGCCAGAAAACGAGACTGAAATACTGGGGTCGGCCAAAAAATCGGGATTTTATTATAAGAAAACCATAAAAATGCCATAAAATTCGATATAACGGCCTAAAATTACATCAGACGATAAGTTACAAGGATAAGGCAAGAAAACGTCTTAGAACGCAAATAAACGCTATTTCTGGGCATTTTGCGATATAAGTGTGGGTATAGATGTGAGGAATTGCAAAATACTGGGAATCTTCCAGGTTCTTTTGTTGTTACGATTACTAAACACAATTTAACACGATTTGCACCAATTACAACCATTTCGACACGATTCAACACGATATTGGAAGGATGAGAAATCTGGAGGTGAAGTACAATTCCAGAAAACGAGACTGAAAAAATGGGTCGGATTATATACGTGGTATTCGCACATGACCTGCACCCCTCACCCTTCTTTTTTCGTCTTTTTGTTGGCTAACTAGCTGATTTTCAGTACTTTTTATTGTTTCACTTATTATAAAAGTGAAACTAACTAACAATTTGTTACTTTTTGTTCATTTTCGTTTCAAATTGAAAGTGTCAAATTGTTTTACTTTTCCCATTTCTTCATGTTTACTTTGTCCCGATACTTTTTGAGTGTTATTTGCACACTCTTATTTACATTCATTCACTTTTTTATCATTTGTTTAGTTAACAAAGATTAATTACCAATTTAGTTAAAATATGTAAACTTGATTTAAGGCGGTTTATTTGCGTTTTAAGACGTTTTACCCCTATTTTGGTACAATTATACGTTTTTACAATTTTAAAGCAAATCGCTGAGAATCAAACACTTACAAACTACCTATACTTTTAACTCTTTTTCACCAATTAATCTTTGTTAAATCCTTTATTATTTGGATTTATTTTTGTATGTAGCCTATTTAGATTTTATCTTTCTTTGTATTGTTTACAAATTACTTTGCTGTTGGGTTTTATCTTTCTGTTTATCCTTTGTTAGTTACTTTCTTTTTCCCGATATAATGTACACGCATGTATATACAATAACACACGCACGTATATAATAATGTAATTTAGTGGCTAAAAAATTGCATTTTATAACTATTTGATTTTCAGTAACTTACAAACTTTTTTCATTTTTCTCATAAAAAGTTGCTAAAATATTTGGTAGTTCTAAATATTATTGCTATCTTTGCACCGCAATTCAGAAATAAAGTTGCTATAAAGAAATTAAAACTTTCTTTTGACACAATTGTATGATGTTTGCAAATATATTAGTAAGGTTGCAAAGATACCTAAACTTTGCCACATATACCGCCGTAAATTGTAAAAAGCGGATTTAGGTTAAATGTGTGTGTTCTTTGATTTATTGAAAATAGTGTTTTTCTTTGTGTGGGTTATTCCGTTTATAGGTATGCACCTAAAAGATAACTAAAAAGTTTGGTTTTCTAGTTGTCGCAAAGTAACAAAGTAACTTTGTCGGTTATTTCGTGTAAATAACTGAAAATGAGTGGTAAAATGCACTAACTAACTAGATATAAACAATTAAAAGTTAGTATGGAAAGTAATAAAAAACTACATTTGTTTAGTAGTAAGCGAGTACAAAAAGCGAGTAAAAAGCGAGTATAAAAGTAGTTAGTAACAAAGATATAAACCCTTTGTTTGCAAAGTATTTAGATGTAATTTAGTGAAAAATTATTTTGATGTGGTGCAAAGAAAAAATAACTATCTGTTGTTTACCAATTTAGGTTAATTAGTTATTAGTTAGCTTATTACAAATTAGATAGTGAAAAAGTAGTTAGATTATTCTAAAATGCTTTTGATAATAGCGTGAAACAAAGAAAGTAACAAAAACACAAAAAGCAAAAGTAGCTTATCTTACTAAATAAGCTATAAGTAGCTATTATCTACTAGGTTTTAGTAGGTATGTAGTAAGTATTGTTAAGCATTATATACAAAGCACTGAATGATAATTTTACAACAAGTTTGTAAATTTCAGTGGGTGGTGTGTGGTCATGTGCGATTCAAAGTGCATGGAGCACACCCTGGAGCGTGGGCGTTCTGTATTTGCAAAACGTGCCAAGTGATTGAGCGTGGCGAACACGTTACCCACTACGAATTTATAAACATTATTAATTTTTAAAAGTAGAATTATGGAAAATTTCGTTAAAACTTCGTTTGAGATTGTGAATGGTAATGTAGTCGTAGCTGCTAAGTTGATGGCTCGTAGTCTTGTCCTTGCAAATGATAAGGGCGTGATTTATAACATTACCGCTAAGGTACGTAACACTGACAAGTACTCTGTTATCCGTGCCTTGGCTAAGGCTGTGTTGGTTTCAATGCGTGAGGCTAACAAGTTGAACACAACTGAGGCTGCACAGGAAAGTAAGAAGCGTGTAGCCAACAAGATTACACCTGCATTGTCTTGTAACGTGATTATGGTTACAGACAAGAATGGTGACGTAATCTCTGATTCTGTACTCTCTGTTAGAGAGAGTGGTGGTAAGCTCCGTGATATTATCCGTATCACTAAGGGTATGCCGTTGTACAAGCTTGTTGTAGAAAGTGGGCTGGACTGGTCAGATGATAGAGTTGTTGAAGCGTTGAACGCTTGGACTACTGCTACCATTGAGCAGATGGACTATGTGAAGAACCTGGATGAGGCTCTTGGTCATGCTGCTGATTCTACAGAGCGTGAGTGGGAGAAAGCAGAAAAGGAGCGCAAAGCAGCCGAGAAAAAGGCTGCTGCTGCTAAGTTGAAGAAGTATTACACCATTCTTGGTGTGGCTGAGGGTGCAACCGAAGAAGAGATTAAGGCTGCATTCCGTGAAGCTGCTAAGGTAAATCATCCTGACAAGGGTGGTGATGAGAAGAAGTTCAAGGCTATCAATGAGGCGTATCAGTACATCAAAGATGCCATGAAGTTTGCTGCATAGTTGGTTAGTTGTTCGGTGCGGATGTTCTGAGGAATGTCCGCACTTTCTATATGGTGTTTATGGTAGCTCCTGGAGTTTGGGTTCGATTCCCATTTCACCACAATTTTAAGTCAAATCATTAAATTTTTACAGACATGGGAAAGTATTTGTTAATCGTGTTCTACACAACGTTATCCGTTGTGTTAATTGGGCTGGTTGCGTATATGGTGATAGATGGTATCGTAAATGCGCCAGACCGCTTGTTGGGTCGTAGAATTGAGTGGGGAGCGTTAGCTATGTTCGCTACCCTAGCGTTCTGTTGCTTCCCATTGATGATTGTGCTCGAAGTGTGGAGCGACATCAAGGAGCAAAAAGCGCAACAATCTGAAGATGGTGCCGAATCTGAAGAGATTATGAATGAACCTGTTGAGCCAGCACTCCAAACACTCTACAGAACGAATGAACCTAATTTGCTGGGTGGTTATATGACATACGATTCCTTGGATAAGGCGTGGAGCATGATAGAGTGCGGACGTGCAACAGAAATCTATGCTGAAACATATTGTGCCGAAGCGTGGCTTGGCACCAGTAAAGCGAATAGTCTTGTGACATTGTTGAGTAGTGGTTTAATCTATAGAAAGTAATCATGGTAAAACTTGGAGATTTATTGCAGAAGAGCGTGAAGCAAAGTAGCGGTCTGGATGCAGAATGGCTTATGAAGTTTGCAAGCGTCATCAAGTTGGATTTGGATGAAGCTGCAAGTGTGTACGAGAAGCATGGGAATGGTATGATTTATGCAAAAGGTGGCTTTGCCCTGCCCGATTCACCAAGAACCAAGCGCACAATGATTAATCACTTTGGAAGAGTCGTGCTTGTTGATTCGTTAGGAAACTCCATCGTACTTGATAAGCGTGACTTGCGTGAGATGAATGAAATTAGCAACAAAGCTAGAAAGAACAAGCAAGAATGTAGAGAGCGTAAATATAAGCAAGAAATTGCAGAATATCGTGAACGTAGAAAGACCGAGCGCATGTTCAAGTCATGCCAGGAGAATCCAAATCCTAAGCGTGCTGGTAAGGCGAATGGTCAAGGAGATATTGGCAGATATGTAAATTTCCGTGGTGTTCGCATGGAGATGACTGAGCGTAAGTGTAAGACTAGATTTGCCACTATTGTGGTTAACATTTAAAAAATGGAGGGAAATATTATGGTAGACTTAGTTCTTTTTGCCTTCTTCTTAGGCGGCGCAATTGGCTTCTATCAAGGTAAGCACTTTGATGAGCTGGAAGATGAATAATGACCCATATTTGATTTGATTTTATAGATGGTTGGGGAAGTACGGTCGAAGCCGTGACAGCCAGGTGCAAGTCCTGCCACCCCACAAATTAGAAACATTTAAATTAGTAGAATCATGGACAAAACAAAAGTATTTACGAATGATGTTACGTCATTCTTCTTCTACATGTGGAACATGTGGAGCGTGGAAGAGTGCGAGAAGGTTTTTGAGCACTCAAATTGTAACTGGCAGCACTTCTGGGACAAGTGGAATGGCTTCTGTAATCGTGAGGGATGTCGTGGCGGTGCCATTGAGCCATTCTTTGCAGAGCTGTCAGATGATAATCGTGACTTGCTCGTTAAGCGTGCTATTGAAATGTATGACGGACGTTCAAAAAGAAAGGAGTAATTATGTCAGATCATCAGTACAAAGTTGCTCTTAAGGGCATTATGTTACAGTTGGAGACCGCAAAGCGTTTAGGTTGTAAGCGTGTTATTGCAGACTGTCAGAAGAGAATTGAGAAATTGCAGCTGAAATTGTTGCAGCCATCGTTTTAATCATAAACCAAGAAGTATGAAAACAATTGCAGAGTTGGTAAAGCTATTCGTCAGCAACAAGAACAAAATTGACGAATTGAAGCGTGAGAATCAGCATGCCGTTTATGAGTACGTTTCCCAATACGTATCAGACGGAGAAATTGTAATATCGTTGCGTAAGGGTGACGATTATGGAAAGAAGTATGCTGTCCATCTGAAGCGTGAAAGTGATGCTGGGTTGTTTGAGTGCGGAGAAGATTCCGTTGCCTATGTTTGTGCATATCCATTGAAGAAGAACGGAGAAGTTGCAAAGATAGGTATAACTCACCTTGACTTGAATAAAATCGAGAAATTAACAAAGTAATTAATTTATAAAATATTTTAGATATGGAAATACATTGCCAAGAAAAGTTCGATGAGGTTAAGAAATATGCAGAGTCGATAGGAGACCAGACGTTTAATAATTGCATTGAGCGTCTTAAGGAATGGGAAAAAGATGGAAAGCATACTGTTCATTTGTACAATGATTTTGCAAAGCACAGCTTCTACTTCCAGGAGTTTGATGTTAACGGTCGTTGTGTAATGAATGGTGGAGTCATCTATCACGAGCCTGGAAATGACAATTCGTTCAGCGTATGTATTGACGCTGACGAGATGACAAAGCCAGAGTGGAGAATCCATACATAAGAGTTAGTGTTATGGCAGGTATAAAAACCAATGAGGACATGATAAATGCCCTGTTCACACTTGGACCTACAACTAGTGTGTATGTTATAGAAGCTTTGAGAGTTGGTCTTGAAGCGTACCTCAATAAAGATATTATATCTGATGAAGATATTAAGAAGACATGGTGTCCGCTTGATTCTCCAGCAGGTGTGAGATCAAAGATGAAGATTTTGAGAGACAATTTACAGAACTTACAGCAAAATCAAAAATTGCTGTAAGTTCTAGGCATTAAGGTAGTAATCCTGGGTTCGATTCCTGGGATGCCACACATTTGAGATATAATGTTTCCATGATGTACGTCTAGTACGTTTCTACTTGACGAGCGGAATCGGGGTGTTTATCACTTTGGTTCCGCTTTTATTATAAAGTTAAATCAAGTTAAACGTGCCAAAAGTGGACAACATTGTACACCATCTTTTTTCTATTCGATAACAAAAACAATAAAAATAAACGATATGGACGTAACGATAAAAAGACTGTTTTGCACACCCTGGTACCAGGATGAGGGTGTGTATGGATGCAACAATGTTTGCACGGAGCCAATATCTCTGGACTCTCAGACGCTTGCCGAGATTGAATTTTATCGTCACAAGAAATTTGTTGATGGTGAAGTTGAAACAGACTGGATTGTGAAGTATTTGCACGACAAGTCTGTTGGTAAGATTTCCGACATTGGAGACAACAAATATATCAAGTGTATGAGATTAGGAGAGCTTGAACTTTCCATCCAGTTGTCTTATTACTTGTACTGTATCAGAAATGATGCAGACCACGGAAAGTTAATGACTGAAGATGAGTTCCAGTATATCCTTCATCATAATCATATTGATGGTACATATATACTGGACCCAGCGAATAGATATGTTGATATTTACATTTCCAACAACGTTACAGATGAAACGTATGTTGCAGCAACTCAATGGACCTTGCGAGAAATAGACCAATGGCTTGGGTGTATTGTTCTCAAAAGGAGTATGAACTGTATACAATAAATATAAAATTCAAACAATATGAGAACATCATTAAAACAGCGTGCTGCACAGGCTAGCTTAAATAGCAGAATGTGTAGAGATTGTAAAATTGGTAGTAAGGCATGTACAAAAGAAATTTTGGATATTTGCCACAAGGCTTTTGTAGCTGGATATATCAAGGGAAGTAAAGATAATTAGCAATAAATAAGTAGAAACATTTAAAACATTAAAGCCATGGATTCACATACAATGGCACATCGTTGGACGAACCAGGATTTCGGTCGCAACAACGGATTTAAGTCGAAAAATACTCATTGTGACAAGTGGAATTACTACAGCTATTCAACTGTGATCGCCCAATGGGTAGATCACAAGAGAAAGGTTATGGTTGTTATGGACTTACATAGCGACACAACACCTACAACTAACAAGCATCGCCAGGACATTTATTCTGGTGTTAGTGATGAGATTACAGTATTTCCATACACTAATTATTCATACAGTTATTATGATGGAGGTCAACTGACTTCATCTCCAGAGTCTTTTGATTACACAGACCGTAGAAGATTGCTGGAGTACTATCTTCAGAATATGTACAACGCATACACTGAGTTTGTTAGCAGCAAAAAGATTACAACTCTTAATTTTACAGATTACTGGGAGTATGCTGACAAGTTGTGTGAAATGTACAAAGACACAACTTACAAAAAATGGTTGCGTAATCCATCAGCATTGATTGCTAAGAATGTGTTGACAGCAATGCGTAAGATGGTTAAGCTTCATATTGCTGGTGTAACTGCAACTGAAGAGTTTGTGAACACAATGTTTGGAGATGGTACCTGGGATGCTTATATGACTCGTACAGAGTCTATTAGAAAGAGTGCAAGAACACGTGAGTATATTGCCAAGGTTAACTATCACGTTGGTTATGAACGTTGGTATAGCAGATGTGATCTGCCTTATCATTCAATGGCAGAAATTAAGGCAGATGGTCCACGAAAGATCCTTTTGCGAAAATTCGCAAAGTTGTGGCATGATGCAAATGATAATAAAATTTGTGAGAAGAAGAAGCAGTCCATCATAAATGCTACTAAGTATCTGGGTATTTCAGACATTCAGTCTTATGAATTGCCATCTGGATGGAGTATGAACGATTATCGTATTACCGTAAGGAATGTAATCGTTGACGGTGAAGTAGTTTATAAGCCAATTTATTGTATGGATGAATGGCGAATCCTTGAATGGAACAACATCCCTGTTCTTGAATTCTGTTATAATGAATTCAAGGCTGCGAAAGATGCCAAAAAGTTCAAGGAGCGTTATATTAAGAAAGCAACGATTCTTGGACGATTGCAAAAAGGAAAGAGCCTTTACATTAAGGTTCTGGCTAAAAGTCTCAAGGTTGAAGACTTGACTGAAGAACAAACTCACTTGTACAATGAGTTTGTAGCATTCCACGAGAAAGAACTTGGACGCATAGATAGAAGAAAGAAGATCCGTAAGCAAGAGGAGGCTAGAATTGCCGCAGAAAAGGCTGCAAAGCTTGAAGTATATAAGTCTCGTGGCGTTGAAGGAATGCGTGACTTGTGGCGTGAACACTTATGTTCTATTTACGAATATGACAGACTTGATGATTACTATTATGGAGGTAATGTTCTGCTCAGATGGAGTAAGAATCACGACTACATCGAGACAAGTAAGAACATCAAGTTGTCAATTGAGCAGTGCAAGAAATACTGGAAGATTATCAGTATTTGGCATGAGAACCCTAGTAAGTTCAAAAGTATTCAAATGACAACGAAAACTGGTACATACCAGGTGACAAGCTACCAGGACGATATTTTGACTGCTGGGTGCCACAAGATTGCGTACCAAGAAATGAAGCGCATGATGAAAGAGATTCTTGGAGATGCGGCATAATATCGAACAATGCAACGAGCTAAAATTCATTAACTCGTTGCATAATGCTTATAAAGCATACCTTAACTCTCAATTGCATAGTGGGAATATGAGTAAAGCTTTATTCTTTACAAAGCTAAATAAGAGTAAGGAAGTAAGAGATAGTATTATTCTTGAAACATCATTAAAATACAGATAAATATGGAACAGTATGAAAGTCAGCAATATCGTGGCTGTACTATCAATATAGGTTTTGACGGAGACTCTGAAAGCCCACGTGAATGGGACAATGTAGCTACGTTTGTGTGCAAGCATCCTCATTATTCACTTGGCGATAAACAGAACGTAAAAGGTGTCGTAGAAGACCTGTTCTCTGATCATGTTACAGATAAGGCTATCATTGATTTCTTTATCAAGAGTCGAAACGCTGAATACATCCCAGGAGAAGAAGATGATGACAGCGATCATTATTATAAATTTACAGAAATATACTGTAAAGAAAGCCATGACCGTTACATTGATGCGGATTCTTCAAGAACTGAGAGCGAAATCGCAGAAGACATGACTGAAGAGTTGAGCTTGAATGAGAAGTTAGAACTCATTGATGCCTCTGGTGAAGTAGTGATGCTACCAATATCAATGTATGAGCATTCTGGAATCACGTTATGGTTGGGTTCAAAAGACCATCACCCAGATGCAAGATGGGATTGTTCATCTATTGGATTTGCATATATCGAAAAGTCAACTGCCGAAAAAGAAATGCCAAACCGCTTGCTTCCAGAAGGTAGTGATTTTGATTGGAAGGAATGGTCTTACAAGATCATGGAGGGTGAGATGAAGGATTATGACACCTATGTAAGAGGTGAAGTAATGGCATTTAATATCGAAGATGAGGATGGAAATGTTTTCGATAGTTGTGGTGGATATTACGATGAAGAACAGTTGATCAATGATGCAAAAGCCAGTATTGATGGGTATCTGAGTGAGAAAGAAGATGCACACAATAAGAATCTTGCTATTGTAAAAGACAACATATCAAGCATCAATGGTAAAATGTTCGTCTATGGCCAGTCTTGCTACAGAATTGTCAAGGACATATTTGGACAGTACTGTATTGAAAGAGCGTTGTCTAGCCATTCTGTGTTAGATTCATTTATCTCAATACAGTTATCTGACATTCCAGATGAGTTGTTGGAAGATATGGTTGAATATATTAAAAAGGTATCAAAACATGGCGAAGAAAAAGTTTAGTTCTAAAGAGCTGGCTGAGTGGATTTACAAAACCGCTTCAGAAGCTATTACAGATGAAGACATGGCTGTGGTTTATTATAAACTAGTTGGTGGAGGTCTTGCTGTTGTGTTAGCGTGGTCCAGCTCTTCAGATTATCAATATGAGAAAGACAACCCATTTATGCGAAAAGATATTTCCAAAGGTTCTGAAAATGCTCCTTATGAAAGATCTTATTGCCTGGAGGTTTCATTGAGAATAGCTCATTCCAGCTATTTTGTAGATGATTGGGAATTTGCATCTGTATCATCTGATGGTGATGTAGATGGAGAAACTTCTCTTTCAGCATCTGATGAGAAAGATAAATGCAGACATACAGCTGCATGGCTAAGTAAAATACGTACAGAAATTCTTAAACATCATAGAGGTTAATATGGAAAAGGATTTTTCTAAATTACTCCCAGCACTGTTCAATGACAGGGACCTGTGCTTTACAGAATTAATGGAAAACTTTTTTGAAGAGTTTGACGGAACATATTGTTGTAATGTACAGGGCACCACGTTTGTTGGTTTTGTTGATGATCAAGAAGTTCGTGTTCATGCTGTAGTAAACAGAATTGAACTTGAATTTACAGATGGCAAACCGTCTTGGGCTTTCATTGATAAGATTGTTAAATGGTTTGAAGAAACTATAGACAACGAGCGTTTTGTACACAGTGTTTGGAAGCTCGAAGATGATCGAGTTGTTGCACAATATTATTGGAACAATTAAAAATAAAGAATATGGACATCAATATTATCAAATCAAAGTTTGGAGAATGCAAAAAGCATTTTGGATTAATAGATTTTGACAAGTACGCTTCAAATGTAATTAATGAAATCTTAGCTCCTGGTGGTCATGTGAACTTTAAGGAACCAATATTTGGTGAATTCTACGGAGTTCTCATCAATGGACTTTACCGCTCTCAAGATGGTAACAATATCGAATGTTACGCACATTTTGAGAAAGGGTATGGAGTAAAAGAGTTTCAGCTTCATACTGTTCCACACAAGGCAGTGTTGGCATGTATCGAACAGCTCATCACTAAGGTTCCAGAAATTGAAAGACAACGTAAGATTGATTTTTGGAACGGACCTATGAGAAAATCGTTTAAGGAACGCTTCAAGCACTGGAAAGATGATGAAGGAAAAGGATTGGTAGAGTCTTTGAACTTATCCATCCAGGATTTCAAGAATTGTAAAACAATCCCTGGCATGACTGACGCTGAAGAGATTGACAGTTTCATCAAAATGGATTTCATCAAGTACTGGGAAGGTGTTGTATATGAAATCGTCAAGGGATTGAAGAATGGTGAGGACGAAGAGGATATTCGTACTTGTGATATTTGCGGCTTACCTATGGACGAAGGGTATTATCTCGGAGGCGAATTTGCTTGCGATGATGTCTGCTGTTTGGCAAGCTATGATGGAGATGAAGAACAAATGAATGAAGATTTATCTCATGCTAACGAAGACTGTTCTGATGTATATTACACAGAATGGACGAGTGTTTTCTATTAAATAATTAAACAACGAGCAAAACTATGGCAGAAAACTTAATTGATAACGTATTGTTAGACAAGGAGTTACTAGAAAAGAAAGTAAGATTTCTTGAAGGTATGCTGAATGATGATGACAAAAAGAAGTATGATGCGTATTGCAAAACAATTTGCAAGTATCGTAATTATTTTGTCATAGCACATGATAGAACTGGTGATGGTGGAATGTCGATGTTATACCTTGGAGCATTCACAAACATAGAACATGCAGAAAAGGCCGCTATTTCTGGAGCCAGTCCATTCATACCGATTGGTAGAGTTAGAAAAGTTGACTATCCTACTGAAGAGATCGGGTCTGATATTGATGTACAGAAAGGTACATTCCTTGAGTCTGTTTACGTTGACAACGGTGTGGTCTCAACTGAATATTGGGCTATCATGTCACGAGAATACAAGGAAGATGAACGCTATGGAGTTCTTATATGGAGCAGGGATGGTTTGTCTAAAAATGTCCGCAACACATTCTTTGTATATGATAACAAAGATGATATGCTTAATTTTGTAAAACAAGCAAAACGCTCTGAATTACAAGATGAGCTTGAATCTCTTAATGACTCTTGGTTCATAGATGATTTATCTGGAAATTACGGATTGTCACCTATAGATGGTTTTCCTGGAAACCTGCGTATTTGGGGATATGAAGGATATGAGGTATACATTATTAACGGAACTTTTAAATGACAGGCGATGTATTAGACATATTAAAAGACAAAGCCAAGAAAATATCTTCTGAGCCATCTCGCAAGGAAGAAAACTATAGCATGCTTCTACAAGAAATTATAGACGCAGATATAGAATTGGCTGGCTATATAGCAGATAACGTAAATATTGGAGAAACAAACATCTATATTGAGACAGTTTGGATGGATTGCAACGGAGACTTTATGATACACGGTGGAACTAAAGATTTCGAAGCAGACATCAAATTCTCCAGTCTTTCTGTAGAAGCTATGAGTAATGTTATTAACGCAATATTAAATTTTATAGGAGGTAAATAATTATGAAATGGATTGTAGAAGATAGTCTTAGCAACTTCCCATTCTGGGGCGGTGCAAAAGATACAGTTGAAGACTTGACTGAAGAGCAGATTAATGCTTTTGGAGATTTCTTGGAACAAAATGGTTCTGAGGACACCGTTTACACTGACACAGAAATCAATGATATGTTTTGGCATGACAGGGATTATGTTTATTCCATCGTTGGTTGGCCTGGGTACCCAAAGGTATTCAAGATCACCCACCCAGATGGAAGAAGTGTAGATGTGCTTGTCCGTAGCGAAAATGAAGAGCAAGATTTAAAAGGCTCCCTCAATGTATCTAGCATGACAGAAATTGAGGGAGCTGGTGACGGAGACGAAGATGTGGAACTTGAAGACTTCGAAGCAGAAGAATTTGAGAGCATCAAGTTCTGGAAAATCACAGGACCTTTTGGTAATACAGCTATTGTCAAGACTGAAGATGATATTGATTCAGATGGCTTGCATAATGATGAATTCATGCAGTGTTGTAAAATTGAACAGCTTAACAGTAATCAAGAGGACTACATAGACTGGCTTGATTTTTATACAGATGACTTTACATGGAATCCAGAAGGAAAGTTGTTGGATGAATGTTACATTCCTGTATATGCAATTCCAAGAATTTGTGAGAAGATTCTTAATCCAGATGGCTCTCTTGATTATTACGATGTTCCAGAATCACATGCTATCAATATGATGAATTTGAATTTGGAACTCAATGATGAAGATATTAAGAATATTGACGGATTCGTTAATAATCTGAACAAGAAATATCCAGATGGATTTGATATTAAATGGGACGAACCTTCTATTGGCTCCCCATATTTTGATCCCAAACCAGAATTTGGTCTTGCATGTGATTGTGTAACACTTAGAATTTACAAGAAATAATATGGACAAATATAGAATCGTTGTATTAGCGTTCGGAAGCGGTGAAGTGGACGTTATTGATGTTGATAAGGAAATTATAGATAACACTTGGCATAGAGATGTTGAGAGTTATCTCCAGGAACATTGTCAATATGACCTTGACAACATACAGTGGATGCAAGGTGATGCTAACAAAATTCGCATTAACACATTAAATAACGATAGCTTTGAAGGTGGCTATGACACACCAGAAGAGGCTGGGCTTTAACAATTAAACAAATATCTATATGGATCATTTAGAAGGCTTAGACAAGCTTTATTGCTCAAAATGTGGAAGTGACGATGTTACCGTTGGTGTTAATATTAACCCTAACGAAAAAATTGACATTAATTTCCATGATAGCAGTTTGTTGGAGAAAGATAATTGCTGGTGTTATCATTGC